TGAAATATAAATATACCTTTGTATTTTCTGAAACGCTATAGTCTACTCGAAGTAAATAGTTATGCGATTTAAAAATCGATTTGCAGTTAAGTGTGCTTCCGCCAACATAGCCAAATTTTTTATACAACTGATTCCAAACAATCGACCTACCACCAATGTTTTTCACCGACATCAGCTTACCGCCTGTAGGCACAGTTTTTTGATATGCTGTTTCACTGTCTGTTTCAAACTGGTGAGTGATACCCTGTCCTATGTCATACAGAGCATCTACCCTACGTTTCATTTCCTTATCTGTTAATTTTATACTAGCTATATTCGCTGTATTCTCGGCAATCTTTGCAACTGCTGTAACATAGTCTTCAGGTAAACTATCAGCTACAGACTGTGCTGTCTGTGCAGCAGTTTCAGCGGCTTTGCGGTCTGTGGCGACCTGGGCGGCTATCTTTTCCATTTCCGCTTTATTGTATAAAACCACCGTTTTATCATCAGTGATATATACAATTGTGCCGTCTTTTATAGTGGATTTATCAACGGCTTCCCACTCGGCTTTTGTGCCAATCCACTTTTCGCTTTCAACCTTATCGCCTAATTCGGTGACAGACTTTTTAGCATTAGCCGCCATACCTCTAGCAATAATATCTGTAGCCATAAATCCACCTCCTTAATATGTTATAGTTCCCCAAATTTTGTTTACACCCTTGACATTTTTAACAGTTACACTATAGTAACCACTAACATCTCCTGCATAAACATTTTCTGTTGTAATCGTATCAACTGTTGAGAAGTCGCTCAGATCAACCATCATAAGCACTTCCTCTGCACCATTCTGAGTCAGTTTTCCTACAACCTGAAAACTACCAGTTCCCGAAGCCTGTACTTTAAAATCAGCACCAATGCCAACTTTCAGCTCAAAAGCTTTTCCATTTTCGTACAGGTTTCCGTTTGTAGCACAATACGCCATAAATCATCTTCCTTTCATATAACTAAAATATAACAAGGGCGAAGCTGTGTTACCTCGCCCTTTAATAATGATATTACTTAATAGTGCTCGCAAGCTTCTTAATAAACTTCTCGCCTGCAATACTATTCTGCTTATATCCCCACTTCTTCAGCAGAGCATTAACAGCCTTTTCAGTACCGTCACCAAAAATACTGTTCTCGTCAAGTGTGACGTTATGAAGTTTTCTTGCCTTGGCTATAATGAGCATTTCTTTTAATGCAAGTACGCCATTGGTCTTATTGCCCTTTTTATAACCAGACTTTTCAAGTGTTGGCAGTTCCTTTGTCTTTTGCTTTTTAAAACCATTAAGACCTTTTTCTTTTATAATTGCAGTAAAATCTTTATAGGCATAATTGCAATCACAGTTTCCGTTTACACCTGAAACCGAGCCTTTACTTGTGTACTGCCACATACCATAGCTACCACTGTATGAAGGCTTTGACTTGTCAAATTCAGCAAGCCATATACAATATTTGTTTTTACAATCGCTAGGAACTTTACTGTTAAGAAAAGCAGCATAGCTATAAAGCATAACATAGTATTTTTTCTTTTCACAATAACCGCAAAAAGCATTAATTATACTACCTATAGTAGAAGCCGATAAATCATACTGTGAACTATCTTCTATATCAAAAGCGATAGGCATTTCAAAAGTTTTGCCCTTGATTGCTTCAAGAAATACTTCAGCTTCTAATTCGGCATCTGCTGATGTTAGAGCATATGAATACCAGTAAGCACCTACTTTAAGCCCTGCTGACTTAGCTTTCTTATAGTTAGTTTCAAAGCACTCATCTTTTTGATCGATATATTTGCCGTAGCCTGCGTTTATCATAACAAAGTCATATCCTGCCTTTTTTACTTTGTTAAAATCTACATTAGTACCCTGCCAATGTGAAACATCTATACCTTTTATTGTTGTTGCCATATTTATCTTCCTTTCCAATTAATCTTCCTTTACAGGCAGTTTATTTAATTCGTCTACACAGTTATGTACAAAACTATTGCCACCAATAGACGAATAGCTTTCGTATAGTCTTGCGAGATTTTCTTTTTCGTACAGTGAAATACTATTTTCTTTCATTCTTGAATTATAAATCGCTAAAATAGAATTTCTCAGCGTGGCCTGCAAAGCCAAACTTTGTTTTTGTAACTCAGTTTCCATGCTTTGGTTCTGTTCTACCTGTCTTTCCACTAATGCTGTTAATTTATCTATTTTTTTATTTAGATTATCTTTGCCACTTGTTTTTGAAATCCACTCTACAAATCTATTCCTGATTGGTTTAACAATAATTGTTATCAGTGCCAAAATGGTTGTAATACTTCCACAGTAGGTAGCAATTTCCTTAACCGTGCTCATAATTACTCACCGCCATTCTTAACCTCGTCAATAAAATCTGTGAGTGATTTATAATTCATATCCTTAACAGCACTTTCAAGCAAGATGACAAGCTCTACATCGGAAATCTTAATACCCTTTTCTTCAAGCAGGGCAAGCATGGTTTCTTTAGCCTTTTCAAGCTTTTCTGTGCCGTGAACGTCTTTATAAATCTGTTCTATGTACTTAACCGTTGTAGCCGCCACATCTTTCTTAATGCTGTCATTTGCGATTTTTGTATACTTCGATTTTACAAAACCGACAATAGCCGTCATAACCGCTGTTAAAATTACAGGCAAATACTCTGTAATCATCTGAGTAATAATCTCTTTCATAACTTTTCCTCCAATAATAAAAGAGGGTTGTTAGCCCTCTTTCTATTTAAGTATTATTTTTATATGTGTTTCATCAATGCGTTTGATAACCCTATAGCCACTATCGGACTTGGTTGCCACGCCATTCACATTAGCCGTGCAACATCCGTTGACCTCGCACGTTCCGTCATCTTGAACTACCAACTGTCCTAACAAGCCAACTTTATCATATTCTTTTCTTGCGCCACGAGGAACATATTCAAGCGTATCGTTATAGTTTTCATTCACTATAGGATTGTGCGACTCGTCATAAATCAACCGTCCGTAAACGTCTGTTTTATACTTATCGTGCCAATCTAATTCGGCAGAGTTGCCAACGATAGATGGATTGGCTGATATAACTCCAAGGAGATAGTCGCCATGATTCGCAAGCTTGATTTTATCACCGTCAAGCGTAACAAACAAACCAATTCTATCTTGATTGTCAACATTGCCGTCAAGCCACTCAAAATATTCGGCATAGTCCGCACCAACAGTTTTGTATGCGCCGCCAGCATAAACATTGCCTGAAAAGTCCACTTGCATTGCAGAACTTTGATTTGCAACGCCAGAAGAAGGAGCATTGCCAATATTAAATAATATACCAGCCCCCTCAGAACTTGTACGATTTTGTTTTGCCCTATGACCTATAACAGCTTGATAATCTGCTGTAACATGGTTTTCTGAGCCTGCAACGAAACAATTATCATAATTGATAATTTCATTGTCATATCCAAACACGGCATTATATTTTGCCATTTGATCTTTGGTTTTGTCACCTTTAATGGTATTTAGCGTACCAACTACAATACTATCAGACACGCCTTCAAGTAAATTATTCATGCCGTTAATATATGTGTCACGAGAATTGGAAACAGTATTTTTTGCACCGCTACAATCAACCGCCACACTATATTCAGACGTATTCCACATACCACTGATGTGATTAGAAAATCCACCAACGCTAGTATTATTAAAGCCTGTTAAGGAATTTAAACTGCTATTTCCACGAGCATAGGGTAACATCTGTAACATACTGTTAGTTTTCATTTCTGAAAAATCAATATAATTATTGCTGTCATAACTATATTCGTAGCAGTGGTTTGCTTGACCTTCAACATGGTTATAATTGCCATGAGCAATATTTTCAAGACGAATAGTAATCTGTTCTGTTCCATCAGGGGCTATAGTATAAAAATAAGAACTGCCATAATAATTAAACTTTTCCGAAATGTGATGATGACCACTACTATCAACGTATTCAACAAATCGTCCTACACTAGAATTTTGACTTCCTAGAGGTATGGGTTTGCCATTCCTAATAGCAATGTAGCCAGCGTTTATACCGCCACCACGGAAATAGATCCACACACTGTCTCCCATGCTTAAAATCTCACCTGATTTATTCAGAAAAGATTTTTCAGCACCATTATACTCTAATAGCGAAACAATGGCTGTACAATTTGTAGAGTCGTAGCTTTTAACCGTTCCATAGGTGTAACCAAGTGTTTTTTTATTATCTTGACTTTCCTTAATCAGCTTATTCATTTTAGACATTCTGTACACCGCCTTTACGAATAATCGGCTAAAACCATTTTGCAGTTACCTACATATTTAACACCATTCATTGTGAATTTTACAACAGTTCCGTCAGCAGGAAACACACTGTCTTGTCCCATATAAACATAGAATATTCCGTCAGTTTTAGCAGCGTATTGTCCCTCAACTGTGCTATTCAATGGTATATTAAAATCAACTTGTGGTACAAGGTTCGTACCGCCATTGTGCAAACTTTGACTAAACATATTATACAAACTTGCCATTTTACTTCCTTGATGTCCTGAATTTGAAGTAGGGGTAAAGAAACCTGTTATCTCTGTATCATCGGACAGCTTTCTCATCTTTGCAATAGCCCCACCTAATACATAGTCATTATCTCCACTTTTAAACAAAATCAACATTCCCCGACTTGTAGTATACAACATGACACTATCAAACTTGCTATAGGTAAAGCTGACATAATCAGCATATGGTGACGTTTGGGAAGAGTCATATTCACCACACCCAGCCCAATAACGTGACTTTGCAGGGTCAAACATTATTCTAAAGTACGTTGTACCATCAATCCAAAATGTCAAAGTGTTATAATCGGTGGACTCACTATCAGGATAATTTGTTTCAATTTTACTCCAAGCCCACTTATCTTCAAAAAATGTTTTTAAATCTGCAAACACAGTTTCAGAAGAAGTTTGATTTGGAGTACAAGTATAAGTATTTATCATCAGTTATCACCATCCAATTCTGCATTACCGCTTATTCCAATAGCTCCACGAGCGTTAGTATTTGTTTCGTTCATATCAACATAATTGATATTATGTTCTATACAGTATTTTACAATAGGCAAACAATTTGCGTTTGTAGTATCTGTTATACCATTTCCATACGTGAAAATAGTTCCGACTTGTACATTATCAAGGGTACTAAAATCGGTCATAGTTAAATTATTATATTTCCCAGTTTCTGTGTTAAAAGAAGTATGGAGAATAATTTGACCTACGCTTTGACATTTGATTGAGTCGTTAGCTAAAATGCAACCATTTGGAATAGAAATGCTGTTTACAAAGGCAATCTGAATAGCATTGCTCATGATTTCCGTTGTACCATTTGTTACCACAATATCTGATTTACTCATTGGAACACGGCAGAGTTTATTCCCTTGGCAGAGGTTATTATCAACGACTTTAAAAGTAGTATTAGAACTATCCACAGTAAACTTGTTTAATTTAGGACAATTATTAAACCCTGTAAAGCTAGTCAAAGAAGCCCCAATAACAACCGTTGTTAATGCAGAACAATTGTTCACGCCCGATACAGACAAAGCCATATTTGGAATATAAAATGTTGTAATAGCATTACTATTTAAACCACCAATTTCTTTTACTTTTCCGTCACTCATGAATGACAAATTTTTCAATTTAGGGCAGTTATTAAATCCATTCACTATTTCGCAAGAACTTTCAATTCTTAGAGTTGTCAGGTTAGGCATATCGTTACAACCCTCAACGTCAACCACATAGCCTGTAGTTGCTAAAGTTAATGAAGCTAAATTATTCATGCAGTTCTCAGGTATAACTTTTAAGCTTATGCTATTTGTCATTGGCAATTTTGTCATATTAGGCATATTGCAAAACGATCCGCTTTCAAGCGTGATACCATTGCTGTCGGTCACATTACCATAAATTACAACATTAATCGTATTACCACTATAGCCGTTAAAAGCGTTTTTAGGTATTTTAGTAGTACAATTACCCGATTGAAAGTCCAAACTCAGATTTATGTTTGCCGATGTATTACTTGCAAAACCATCGGTGTCGTTAATATTAGTAGATCGCCCAATTTGTATAGTTTGAAGTCCAGATAAATCTCCATCAATACCTTTGCCCATAAGATAAAATCTTCCCTGCACTGTTGCGGGATAAATAACTAAACTTGTTGTTTCTTTATTTACATACACTACACATTTATTTGTAGTTGCCGCTTTGATGTTTAAGTTTCCAACAACATGACTTCCTTTTAATATCTCGTTTTGTTTTATTTCTTCGATACCTGTTTGCCCATCAACTGAAACCATTGGTACGAAATTCAAGGTGTAAGGTAGTTCCAAACCATTAACAAATGTGCTATTAGCAAGAAACGATTCAGGGTGTGAAATATCACAGTATGCTATAGGAAATGTAATCTTGGTAAGCTTTTTACAACCTGACAGCACGCCCTTACTGGTCGAAATGTTTGCAAGATTAGCAGGGAAAACAAAGTCTGTCATATTCTCAAATCTGTTTCCCATAGGTGAAGTGAGGTAGGTAGCTTTTACTTTGGAACAATCTATCTTTGTAGTTGTTTCTTTATCAAAAGCATTGTCAAAGTTAGTTAAATCATCACTTTCAGACACAATAGTTGTATCGTGTGTACCCAAAGAATAATTCTTTTTAAATGTTGAAATTGCGTTTGTATTACGTCTGGCTACTTCGTTATCATCATAACGTATCAAACAACGTGACGGTGACATAGATTGAAATTCTACCGTACTATCTGCCGACAATGTATTGGTAACTGTAACTTCATTTCCTGTTATCCATTGAGCTATCAGTGTTGCGTTATTATTTGGTACAATGTACACGTCACCATAATTGTATTTATTGCCTTGACTATCCGTCCATGCGAACAATTTATTCTCGTTATACATATCCCCACCTTGTAAAACAATTTGTTTATTAGGGGGTTGGCTGATACTCTTATAAGTGATAGTATTGCCGTCTTTGTCCTTGCCACCATTCGTATTATAAGATATTGTCACTGTATCACTTAAAGTTTCACAGTAAATCGAAATACAATCTGTATCAAATGGCAGCCATTGTAGATTAGTGGCTTCAATACTCATTTCAGTAGCCGATAAAGGCATTGTAATAGAATTTACGATAAATAACTGTCTGTCAAAATTATAATAATCATTACTAACCCTAACGGTATTATCAACATTCAGATGTGGAGTGATCGGCAGATTATAACTAATACCTGTACTCATACAAGTATGTTGTAATAACATATATTCGGCTTGTTGCCTACACTTTTCCTCTCCGCTTTCTTCACTTGTATCTCCTAGGGGTATATAATAAGTGCCACCATCTAAGCCCTTATAGCCAATAGCATTTATGTTTACAGGTGATTGTGGGTTTTCATTTTTAGCTGTGTACGAATAAATTTCACCACTTGTATTGTCTGTTGTAACTGTAATAATGTTTACACCGTCATAATTATAAGTATAATTAATATCCGTTTCTGTAATTTCGGTTTCACTCAATTCAAATTGTGGTGATAAATGACGATACCAAGAAGGTAAGTTATAGTTAAAAACTCTTTCCATTCTCAATCTGCCATTGACATCGTAATAGATGTTAGCACCATACATTTCGGCAATCTTGTCAAAAATCTCACCAAGATAACCACCCTCATCGATTACAATATCGTCATACAGAGTTACATTATAAAATATAGGGTCAATAATCGGCTCAACAGGGTCAAGAGGTATATTATTACCCAAATCAAGCATAAGCGTGTCCTTAATTAAAGTTGCAATATTCGTTCCTTTTTTAGAATTAGTTACACTAGCCTGATACTCAACAAGGCACATTCTAGCATTTAATGTTCCGTCAAGAAAACCATATTTATCAACACCCTCAACATTCAATCGTCTACCATTAGAGTTTGCTGACTTTGTAACAAAAACACCTTGCGGAAACCAATAAATATTCTCATCAACTTGCAAGCCGATGAAGATCTTGAATTTTCGATTGTACCAAAATGAGCTATCTTTTTGAGGTATATATTTACCGCTTCTATCAATAATAGATAAAGAGCAAGACCTACGGCAGCCTTGCTCTTTATTAATCGTTATTGAACCATCTGTAGAAGATAAGTCACTTGTTATTTCGCCAATAGCACCTTCATAGTGTGATAAAATTTCCATTTTGACATACATTTTTCGCATTGGTTTATGTAACTCGGCAAGATAAGCATTGTCTATTTTATTATAATAATCCATAACACTTTCCTACCTCCTATCTAATAATTATTACATCGTTTATATCTTCAACTTCAATCCAATCATACTTAATATTAGTCAACCCTAATACACTTGTGCTATCATAAATTCTAGTAGGGTTATCTGAGATATTTATAATCCAAACATCGCCCTTATGAGATTTTAACATAAAATCATTCTTACCTTTAATAAATTTAGTCCATGCTTTTACTCTGTCAATATTATCGACTATTTGACCGTCAGGGCAATTAATTGTCAAAAGGTCAGCGGAGAAAGAACCACTCTCATAGTCTGTTACTGTTCTAGTTGTTTTTGGTTTAATACCTGTTCCTGTGTGTACTGCAAGACCAACATTTGATGTAATATCATTATCGGTCATACCTGTTATAAACTCCCAACACTCAGAAATAGCATAATACTTTTTGTTATATTTTGTACCCAAATCGGTTAAAGAGTATATAAACCAACCGTCCTTGTTTACCGATACTTGCTCTGATTTATATGGTTTGTAATCTCCGTAACAAACATAATATTCATAAGTCTGCTTATTGCCAACTGTTGTGTCAAAGAAGCTCTTTGTATTAGTAGTACCAAGAAAAACATAATCTTCTTCATTTACATTACGTCTAAAAATCTTTGCAGTACCACTAAGAGTTGTATTCCATGACAGCATTGCTATACGATTATTAATTATTAGACAATTAAAGTTGTTTACTAAATCACCTAACTCGTTGCCTTGGAACGATACTCTTTTGCTAAAATGATACATTTTATCGTCAAGCGTCATAATCTCACTAACAACACAATATGAATTTCCTGCTTGCATAGCATAGAAGTCATAGTTGAGTCTGAAATTATAAATTGCAGGACTCTCACCAATCAATTTCTGTGTTTCACTATAAACAGTAAATTTTGCACCTTTCACAAACTGAGTGTTTGCAGGGCAATAAATTGTAGCCATTCCTGTAGCAGTATTGTAGTTAGAAATAAAACCATTAATACCCTTGGTAACATGACCCTCTGTTCCACTAGGCTCTACCTCTATAGTAATACACTTATTTACTATATTTTCACCTATACTTTTACCAAGATTGACCTGAGTTGTGTCATTTGTACTGTCCTGAATAGTTCCGTCATAGACTACATTTGAATTAATTGTCTGATACAAATAGTATTTATAATATTTCAAGCCGACATGATTAGGGTGAGTGTACGTTGTTTCACAATGTATTGGTCTGGTAGAATTGTTTTCATTTACTTCAACCGTAACAATACAATCAGGGTCATTTCTGCATTTTACATAATGCGGTTTATCTATGAAGTAATTAGTAAATATCCTAAATTCAGTGCCTACTGTTGGTGCATTTGTAAAAGCAGATTTCAATGTAACCATGCCTGTTTTGTAGTCATACTTTTCAATAAATCTACGTTCCTCACCTATCTCCATGTATGCACCACCAACTAGGTAATTTGAACCGTCAGCACGTTCATAATAATAAGCGTCTTTCAAATTGCCTATTTCTTTGTTTATGTAAAATAATGTTGAAGAACCTGCTCTCTGAACTTTTCCACGGCAGAAATACATATCATACAAACCAACACCATCTCCATATTGAGTGTCGTCAGCTATGGTTGTAGGGTCTGTTTGGAAAAGAATGTATTGATATTGGTAGTCATGACCGTTCTCAGCAATATCGTTAAAAACTAACTCATTAACACCGACTTTGTCACCATTGTAAAAGATGTTTATGTCACCACCCTTTGGAAAATAAGAGTGATTAACCTCACCTGTTTTAAGGTTTGTGTACTCGCACAATGCCCAACGCATAGCCGAACCTGCCGTACAATTAAACTGATAGCTGAAATGCGGCGCACGATCATATTCACCATTTGTGTCCTTATGTTTATCTATCTTTACAACCTCATCATCAGGAAATACCAATGTAGGAGTCATAATCATTTTTGTCACCTCTCTTGTTTTCCAAAAGATAAGAGCCACTAAATAATTAATGGCTCTTTATTACTTTTGTGTTTATTTAATAATTTTTACCGACTATTCTATCCAAATCAGCCTGTTGCAGATAAGCGTTCATCTGCTCTAAGAATGTTGTGCCGTCTGTTGTATTGACAGTATCGATCTGGAATACAATAGTTTTATTATTTGTGTCATTTCTATTTTGAATATTGTTTGGCGAGGACATTTTTGTTCTTACCAAATCTGTTATGCCGTTATAAATCTTATTTCCAATATAATTGACAAGGTTATCCGTATTAGCCACAAGGTTATACAGTTTTCTGCCTTGCTCTGAATTGAAGATAGTTTCAACTGCATTTGGCTTTCCATGAAGTTGAGCAAGCCCTGTATAATCATCAATACCACCTGAACGATATGGCTTAATAATGTTAAACTTACTCTTTAAAGCGTTAAGAATAGCTGTTAATGCACCCTTATTCTTACCAAGCATAGGATTAGCCAAGAGTTCTGATGAAACCATTTTGCCGTACAGTTCAGATTTTAACTGTTCTGCTTGCGCTTCATCAAGCCCTGTTCCAACAGTTTCACCGTCATATTGGACAAGATATAAACCATTCGATTTAGCACCCTCAACAGAAATATCAGAATAGTCAAGAGCTTCCCTAGCACGTGTTTTGCAATCCTCTAAGAACTTAGTCCTACCTTCCATAGTTTGCATTTCTTTTTCAGAAACGTTTGTCAACTGTTTTATATAGTCTTTGTTCTTATTCGTAATATCCGTAACATACTTTGATAAAGCTTCTTTTTCTTTCTTGTATGCCTCAATTTCTTTGCTTTTAGCCGTTATCTCTTTTTCAACGCTCTCAATTTCCTTTTCAACCTGATCTGAAAGTTGAGAACGATAAGATTGGTATTTGCTTGCAAAGTCATTAAGAATATTCGTGTCTTGCTGTGCTATTTTGTCCGTCCAATTAACGCCTAAAATATCTTTGGCAAGCTGTTCATTTTCTGCATTGGTAGAGCTATTGATAAGGTCTTGCCATTGTTGTTTGTACTTATCCCACAATGAAGTTTCCTTATCACGCTGCTTTTCAAGGTCAGATACACGTTTATCAGCACTAGCCTGTTCATATTCCTGCTGTGCCTTGTTTACTTCCTCGGTATTGGTTTCCAAATGCCAACCACTAGCTTCAGAATAAACATTTACCTTTTTCTTTTTAGCATTTTCAAGATTATTTAGCTTTTCCTGTAAGTCAATAGTATCTTGTTTTTCTTCATTAACAGCTTTAATGGCATCAATTTCAGCATTATATCTGTCCTCAATAGCTGATTTCTGCTCGTCAATATAAGACTCTACTGTGTTTGCAACAGTTTCGTACTGAGAAATAATATTGTCAAGTTGAGTTTTTTGTTCTGTAAGAATATTCTTTTGTTCTTCAAGAACATCTTTCTCGTCCTCAGCTTTATCTATAAGATCATCAAACGTTTCCTCATAAATTTTCTCAATATCGTCTACAGACAGTTTAACGTCGGAAATAGAAGAAGCTACCTCTCCAAGTTTTTCAAGACTTGAAATAAGACCTTCTACATTAGCCTTATCATTGCCATTCGGCAAACTGTTTGATAGTTCTTTTAATCTGTTTATTAATTCTTTAGGGTTTTGTCTTATCAGTTTCTTAACTTCTTCTGTCAGCTTTTCCGTGTTGCCCGAGAATTTAGCCAAGTCAGGATATGATTTAAACAGTTCAACTAAATCACTATCCGAAATACTTCCGTCTTGCAGGCTTGTTAAAGTATCTTTAAGTGATTTTGCTTTATTCTGAACTTCGTCAATATCGTCCGTCCACTCAGAAATATCAAAAGTCTCTGTTGTTAATTTTGTAGGCAAAGTTTCAAAGAAAGTATTAACATAGTCAATTAAATCCTCATCACCATTAGCCAAGTTGATTAACTTATCTTTATATTTCTGAGTCAATTCATAAAGTCTATCAACATCATCAATATTTTTATTTGCTACAGCATGACTATAACTTTTAGTGGCTTTCTGTGCTTCATCAAACGCCTTACTAAAAGCCTCACTTGTGTTATAGTTTTCAAGTGTTTTCTGAATTTCGTTGTATTTATCAACGGCATTGGAAAGTTTATCATACTCCTCTGTTGTAGTGGCAATTTCTTTTTGCAAGTCAGCCAACCACTTGTTACGATTATCGTCTTTTGAAATGTTTGCCCATTTCTCAGATAATTCATCATAAACCTTTTGCATAGTATCAATACGTTCTTGCATTGTGCCTGCAAAAAGTAAATCGTCATAACCATTAGTGCTTATACCGACATTGTTATACTTTTTGAGAATTGACTCTATTTCTTTTTCGTAACTACTCCAATTACCATAACCACGAGAGCCGACCTTGTTAATATCTGCATTAGAATTATAGCCACTAAATAAGCCATCTGTTACATAGACTTGTCCTTTACCACCATAATTGGCATTGCCAAAACCTTTGTTAAAAGAGCTTCCCTCTTTTAGTTTCTTTTGTGCTAAATCATAGGCTTCTTTAATACTCAGCTTTCTATCTTCATCATCAGGATCAGTAATATCTGACTCTTGATAAAGTTCACTCTCAGCCTTTTCTTTTTTCCACTCTTTGATTTTCTTAATATTTTCAGACATTTTGCCATTAAGTAAATCAAGGCTCTTAGCTTCATTGCCGTACTTGTCAATTAAGTTGTCCTGAATAGTATTCAAATCGTCCTTAACAGTTGACAAGTCATCCGTTGTCGCAACCAAAGTTACATAACGATTTACTAATTCGTTTACTGACTTGTTTTCTTCATCTAATTTGTCAATAGAGTCAGAGAAACTACTTGTGAACTGAGCTAAACTTTCTTTTGCATTATCTGCACCATTGACAATATTATCAAAAAGTGTTATAATACCATCAAGCAAGAAAGACAATCCTAGTCCAAAAGCCATATTACCAATTGTTGATAATACTTTCATGCCAGCGGCAGCAAGCTTAGAAGAAGTTGCAACACCCTTTAAGGAAGCAGACAGTATTTCTTCTGATACCGCTGCACCATTAGCACTTCTAGCAACATTGAGAGTTGTTTCAGAACAACCCTTTAAAGCTATTGACTCGGCTTCGGCTACCGATTTACCCTGTGCTAAAAGGTTATTAAACTGACGAATATTCGCCACTTCATTAGCGGGAATTAGAGTTATTTTTTCGGAACTGCCCTTTTTCCAATCAGCAATAGTCTTTCCTAATATGCTGATATTTCTTTCCCCATTATCATCAATGATTGATTTAAAGACCTAACAATCATATTTTATAGTTTTGAAATAAAAGGAGGATAAACAATGGAAGAAAACAATATTACAATACAGCAAGAACAAGGGCATCTCCCACTTAAAATTGTCTTTGTTCTTATATTAACAGCACTTGGAATAATAATCTTTATTGTCAAAATAATTACAATTTGTTTAGATGATAACAAAGACTACAGCCAAGAAGCTTACACAGCAGCTAAATTCTATGTAAATAAACAGTTAAAAGCCCCTGCCACGGCAGATTATCCAATGTATGATAAAAACTTTATTACACATCATAATGATAGCTACACTGTATCATCTTATGTGGATGCTGAAAATAGTTTTGGTGTTAAGGGCAGATTGTACTATACTGTCACTATGGAACGTGACGGCAAGGATTGGACTAACGTAAATGTTAATTTGAGAGAATAGATAGTGAATACGAGTGTATGAGTGTATGAGTATACACAAGTGTACAAATGGGCAAAAGTAAACAATGTGTGTTCATGTATAACAAAAGACCCTAGATTTTCTCTAGGGTCTTATTTTATGGTTATTCATTATGTAGTCCACGTTATCTCTTAGAAGCGCTCCGTTGCATTTGTTCAGAACACAAATTCTTTAATTCTTGATATTTCTGTTCTACAAAACGGACTTTAGACGATACATCTGAACATTGATATCTCGCCTCTCTACTTAACTCATATAAGGTGCGATATGCCATATGAATTTGATACGGACATTTTTTCTGTATGATAATATTTCTATCTTTATGACTCTTTACAGTTTCAAGATTTATATCATCATATCTCTTGGACAAAAACAAATTCATATAATGAAGTGACGAATAGAATATACCGACTATTATCCAATCCGAAAAATCGTCATATTCTTTAACATCTGTGTCCTTTAGACATTGCACAAACAACTCATTATGTTTTATTTTTTTAGAATAATCCTGCGAGTTAGACACTAGGAGTCACCTCAATCACTTCTTCAAATTTAGGCATATTTGCTTCCACTAAATTCTTTTCGGAAGTAATCATGAAAACAATGTCTTGTTTGTAATTAGTTGTAAAAGTAAAAGTTGCTTCATAATATTCGTCCAAAACTTCACCTATTTTGCCATCGTCAAAATCAGCAATTACATAGATTTCACTTCTTATACGGCTAACATAAATCTTCTTGACAACAAAGTTCTTAAACTTATTATTCTGCAACCACTTGATACACTTCGACATCTCGTCAAGATTGTCAACAGTACAACAATAGATATTGTCGAGAGTCTGTTTGATTTCCATATAATATGGCTCAATATTTAAGATATCCAACAAACTGGTTTTATAACCATCCTCTCTACAAACATTTACATTTTTAACATAAACATCTCTAGTGTTCCTCATGATATCACCCCTCTCGCAATCCCAAATCAACTACCTTTTTGTCTTGCATATCCAAACCGACACGAAGTAATGTTTGTACAAATGGCAGAAACATCTTAGATGGAAGAGTTATACCACTTGATTGTCCATTAGTTGTAATTTCGATACTATCTGTATCTTTTTGATATTCAACTTTTAATGATAGTTTAAGTTCCTTACCCATTTCCATATTATCACACCTCTCCATTTTATTCTAAACTACTTAATTATATTTTATTCTTTACTCTTTAACAAAAATACTAAAAGAGATTTTGTGAATAATTTAATATGATTATATAACACTTTTATAAAATATGCCACACAATCATATTTTAGACTTGTAAGGACTATTCTTAACTTAGTATACCCATTTTGGGAACTAATGTCAAGCCATATATTGGTTACATTAACAAACATTATGTAAATATAAATGTAAAATTTTTATTAACGAACAAATTTAGTGTTGACATACACAAATGAATAGTGTAAAATAAATCACTATGCAAAATGATTAATAACAGTTTTATCCCACCCTTACTGTTAAAGGGCAAAACTAAATAAATGAGGGATAATTCATTTTGGAAACGCTATAGGTGTTACCTATAGTTGGAGTACACCTTTATCTTGCCACAAGATAGTTACCGTCTACTCTCTGAACCTAGTCCGTATCTCCCGATAGGGGTTGGCTGCTGACCTGACATTTTTAATAACACTTAGCACCTATTATAATAGTATAATAGGCTTTTATCTCAGCATATGTCATCTTTGCTATTGTTTCCGAGTTTCCTCACTCTTGTAATACCATTGTTACAAGTAGTTGCAAAGCTTTAGCCGTTCCCAGCAATTTGGCAACCTTATTTTAAAACGTGTGTGACCTATGCACATATAGTTTGTGGCTGTGCATAAGTTGGCATCTTTAATAATTGTTTACCTACGTTTTTGAATGATAATCCTGCCATAACGGTAGGAATAAGTGTTTCTAAAACACCGAATTTACTAATGAGATTATCAAGAACATCAATAATTTGTGTTCCACTGGTGATACCGAATTTAACTAAATCACCATTAATCAGAGTAGCTGACAAATTTTCAATACTTGTCTGAAAACCTTGCACTCTTCCTTGAATGGAATCAAGGTATTTTTCATACTCTGACATAGCAGACCCAGCAGAGCCTATTGAGTCATTAACAATTTTATCCGCTTGACTCATATTCGTAAGCAATGCAGTAATTGTATTGCCTCTTTGCTTCAATTATATTAAAGTAAGTCGCAAATTTACTTATATGTTATATTATTTCAAATTAATATGTTTTTTCAAACATTCATATATTTTACTTTTCGTATTTTCTGTGTAGGGTATTTCAACAAGTTCTATATTATTCTCAGTACAATATTGTCTTTTTATGTTATCATTATACTGCTGTTTATTGAAAGAATCAACTCCCCCAAAATAGTCAACTGCCATATAATGCTGTCTACCTTGATATTCAATACAAATATTCTTATCAGGCAAATAAAAATCAAATGGCAATGGTCGAATATTTTTACAATCTTGAAATTTGTATTGTTCTTCAAATGTTTGATTGTTTTCTAATAGGATTTCACGAATATTTCTTTCTCCCAAATAGTATTTTTCACAATTCGGACATCTATGTACTGTTGATAACAAACCTTCCCATTGGAATCCACATTTTTTACACTTAAATTTAATTGTTTTATGGGAGTCACTATACTCACCATTTAACTCTATGTTGGGATTTTTGTTGTGCAAACGATTATTAATTTCATCAAGAGACAATTTTAAAGCCTGAGATATTTTTTCTAATCCACAATAATAACAAGCAGAGCCTTTTATTAAATCGCCTATTCGTTTATGTAAACAATTATCATGTATTTTACAGCGACAATCAACATAATCATTGATATTAGAAAAATCAGATGACAATAATTCAATATTTGGTGAGCCTTGCTTAATCATTTCAAGAAGTGTTTCTTTGGGCAAATTTTTATGCGAACAATACTGACAACTTTTATTTCTGTACAAATTACCTCTTGCAATGATCTGTTCTCCATAATCTTTATGCTTGTTACAGATAAATTTTACATAGACTAAAGCATGATTGTTCTTGTTTATTCTAATCGTGTCAATATATGTAAAATCCAGTTCTTCACAACGCTTTTTATCTTTTGAGGCACATAGGGACAAATCTATTCTTCTAGCCAAATGGCATTTTTCTCTACCACAATAATAGCAACCCTTTCCCTCTAATAAATGACCTAATGTTGTTAATTGAACACCTTTTTCTTCATGTTTTTTGCAAATGTATTTTATTTTTGAAGCGGCATTATGAAAATCTGTTTCGTCAGAAATTAAAATATAATCTTTTTTGTTCATAATACTTTTTACATCTTCAAATGAATACTTTTTGTTTCCAATCTTTTTTAAATGCAATGACTTTCTTTTGCTTTCAATAGATGTTTTACTATGACGTGGAATTAACCTTGTCATTTCTTCGTCTGATAATTCTTGATAATTAGCCTTCAACATTTTTATTTCATCATCATTCCAATTATTATGTATTATGTTCACCTCCTATTTGTATTTTTTATAATATAACATATCCTATGCTTTCACATAGAGCTTAGACTATTTCTTAATCACGTCATTTATGACAGCAATTATACCTTTTCCATTTAAGGGTTATTCTCCCACTCCATTTGCGATTGAGCCGTACTTCTTTTGTTGTAACTATTCAGGATTTCCACCTTTATTTTATTGTTGCAACCCCATATGGGGAATAGTCGTTGAACTTTTACCCTCGACTTAAACTGTCCTATGGTCTAGGATAACGTTAGGGTACTTAGCTGCATGAACAGAGATTGTTACTGTACTTAGGCTTTTGACCTTATACAATCCTTACGTTATTTCTGCTTTCGCACCGTCATAATGTAATTTCTTCATTATTGTGGTGTAAGGCTTTACTCATTACCTGCAATTAAATATATTCTTTATGCACATTTCTGTACATTCAGGTAAACTCTACCTGCAATTTTCTCTATGACAGCGGCTTTTGATGTATCAGTAAGGTCGTTCCAAACATTGGCGATACCTTTCATAATTTCATAGGTACTCTTAAAGTTCTGAGAGTCCTTCATTATGTCAAAGCCACCTGTGCCATTTACGTTAGTAAGAGCTTTAATATCTTCCCTCAGTTTTGAGGTTGATACTGCCATGCCCTCTGTTGACTCGCCTGCATCTTCTAGTTCTGTTTTCGCTCCACGAAGTCGCATTGACAGGACTTTCAAACTGTTTCCTGCTTCGGCTGCGTCTCCAGTTATTTCTGTAATGGCTGTACCCATTGCTATTGCCTGATCTAATGTATTTCCTGCTACGCTCAGTGAAGATACTGACCTTGACAACATATCACCAATATCACTTGCTGAAACAGCATACTTGTTTGATATTGCGTTAAACTTATCGACAATATTGATAGACTCATCAACTGTCATGTTATAGCTTTTCATAACTGTTGTTAGGTCTTGTACTGCTGTTGCATTATCTACTTCACCAACAACTGAATAAATGCCTGAGTTTGTGGCAAGTGTTTCAGCTTCATCTAAACTATAACCACGTTTGCCCCATTCTGCGGTTTGAGAAATAAGATCAGATAAATCAATCTTTAAATCTTTAGCCTTTTGACCTATATTATCAAAGAACTCGGCATATTGCTGATTTGTGTTATCAGTAACCTTACGCAATTCTGTCATAGCTGTATCAATGTCTACAACATTATTATAGAACTTAACGGCTTCTCTTGATATGCCTGAAATCACAGTAGTTAAACTCATCCAGCTTGTGAATTTTAAAGCGTCCTCTTTAATCTTATCGAAAAAGCTTAAACCATTCACACCTGCCGCCTGTGCCTCAGAACTCATTGTCCTAAAACTACGATTGATTTTATCAACATTGGCTTTCAAATCGCTCGCAGTTAAATCACTGGCATTAAGCAACTTTTTGAGTGAAGCTATCATATTATCAGTTTCAACCTGATATGTACCGCCATTAAAAGTATTCTTGCTCATGGCTTTAGTATTAGCCTGTTGCCATGTCTGAATTGTGTATATTAACTTTTTAATGTTCTGCTTTGTGACTTCTATGCTCTGTTGTGATTTGTTGCTAGAAAAACTAGCTTTATAAGCTACATCAGCCCTCTTTAACTCGTTTGTTAGCTCATTGAGTTTAATACGATATTCATCTAATGCTTTAGGATTGCCACCCACATTAGACAAACTTGTTTTTAACTCATTAAACTTTTCCTGAAACTCTCCATTAAAAATAGGCGACTCTTTCCAGTTTGTTTCTAAGGTGGTGAGATTTTGCGTAAGTCTAGCTACATTATTTTCTGTTTTAGTAAAGGTAGCTGACGATTTATCAGCAGACTTAGCTTTTACAATAGCCTGTTCATATTCACCTGTTCTCTTGAGCAGACGTATTTGTTCTTCATATTCCGAAGAAATTAATTTATGTTTTTCTAAATAGCTTTCGGCTGTAGATATTCTACCCTTTGCATTTTTTATTTGCCTATTTATTTCAACAGTTTCCTCTTTGCCTGCTGAAATACGTTGTTTTTCTAACTTGTTAATTAGCGAAATATTTTCGATAATTTTATTGTATCTACTAGCTTGCTGTTGTGCCTCAGAATTATCAGATTTTTCAAGTAACTGTAAACTCTTTATTTCTGTTTCTGCTTTTTTAACCGAAACAACTAACTCACGATATTCCTCAGACCATTTTTCATTTCGCCCAAATTGACTTTCGGTTTCATTAACCTTGTTTAATTGGGAATTTAAATTACCAATTAATTCGGAAACCTCTGACGGTTGTTGTTTAAGTTTTGAAAAACTATTGGATATTTCCTGTATTGTTGCAGGCATTTTAGCCAAAGTGTTTTCGGCATTTGTAGTTTCGTTAAAAGAACTTGTAAGAGATTTTAAATTTTGCCTGATATTGCTTGCAGTAGTTTTTAATGAATTGAATAGTTTATCAACCTCTGCAATAGAACCACCATTGCCAAGATTGTCAATAGCAGCATTAACGGCATTAATTTCATTTCCTATACCCGATTCAATACCTTTATTCGCTGACTTAAATGCCGAAAGTTTAGCAGTATAATCCGACTTAGCCTTATCAATATCCGCAATCAGTTTTAAGATACCCTTTTCAGAACTGCTACCCGATAGATAGTCAAATGACCCATTTGTTTCGTTCAGAGCATATTTCAATTTTTCAACTTGACCTGTTAAACTTGTAACTTCTGCCGTAATTTGAGCGACTTCACCCGAACTATCTTTAGTCCATGAAAATGTCGGATTGCCAAACTGACTCAAAACCTTTCTTGCATTTTCAATAGTTTTAACAATATCTATCTGTCCGTCTTTATTAAAACCTGCCTTGAAAGTTTCTGCAAGAGTTGTGTCAATATTCTGTATCTCATGCTTTATATTTTTAACAGAGCTAGTTACCTGTTTTTCAGCAACCTTTATACTATTCTGAATAGAGGTCACATTTAAACCACCAATATCTATTTTTAGATTTTTGCTGATTGTAGCAAGTTGAGATTGAATCTTCTTTTGTGTTTTACTCAAGTCCAACTCACCAATGATTTTAACATGAGCCTTATTATCATTTGCAAGTACATTATTTAATTTAGGTATATCGTCCTTAACTTTACTTGTGTCAAGTTCCACAGGAACTCGTATTTTTAAATCATCTGCCATTTCACTTCACCTCTATTCCTTGTCTTTTAAGTCCTTGTCTTAAAGCTATAACGTGATATTTATTATCACTTAAATCCTCTTTTGTGTTATATATAAATGGTCTAGCAACACCATGATACGTCCAATTTCCAAAATCGTACCCCCAACCAGTTTCAATGATAGATGCTAATTCTTGACCTGTATTATCTGACTTAATCATTTTCCCCTGTACAAAAATATAAGGGTTAGCCATTGTATTGTTTTCAACAACTAAAGTGTCACCTTCGATAGAAGAATTAATATTATTAATATCCATTAAACCACCATTATCATATCGTCTTACATATTCATGTGGTACATAACTATCGTAAACATCTCTTTCAATATGATCTAGCATAACAGTGGTAACAACCTCGGCAACATCTGTAAGCAGAGCGTAATCAATTCTTGTTCTTAGTTCTCGCTCTAGTTCTTTAAGGTTTTTTACAACCATTTATTCCTCACCACGCAACCACTTTACAACAAGCTTTAAATCCTCGTCAGCTTGCTCCTGAGAAACCTTACTATGTGTTTCTATCGTAACTTTATCACCATTTCTTAAACCCAAGCTACAAAGACCTATAATTGATTTGCCATTGACCGTTCTACCTGTTGTTAGATTAATCACAGAGGGACGTACCTGTGCAAAATACACAAACCTATGAATATTCCTAGCATTAGGAACTATCCCAAGTGCTATTTCCTGTTCTGCAAAGAACATATTAGTCACCGTCCTTGTTGTTTGAAATTACAATTTTATTTGCCATGTCATTACTATCTTTAAGTGTTTTTAACACTTCATTTAAGCTTTCAGTGTCAATATCTTTCGTAGTAACACTAATCTGTTCTATCATTTCTTTTGCCTTGCTTGCAAGCTCCGTTATAGCTATGTTTGCCATGCTCATAACCTTTTCAGCCGCCTTGTATCTAACATTCATGTCAATACCGCTGTCAATAGCTGCATTAATCATGCTATACTGTGCGTCATCAATCGACTCCCAATCAATATTATTACATTCCCTATCCAGCTCTCCACTATCATAAATCTCTGCAATATCATCTGATGAAAATTTATGTTCTCCGTAAAGAGTGACAACGTAATATTTACGCAAAATTTCTTCATATCCTGCTCCGTACTCAACTGTACCCTTGACTACATTATTTATAAATGCCTGCATTTCCGCAAAACTAAGCTTATTTTTCATTCAATTTTCCTCCGTTTTCTTGCGTTTCTTTTCTGCGTTTCTCAGTTTCTTACACTCATCATAATCAATCCACCCACCAAACTTTTTAGCATAAGTAATCCACTTATATGTAATGTCTGGATAGCAATACCAAAACAATTTACGTTTAAGTATTGCCACTGAGTCTGGCATACCTTTTGTATCTATAACTTCAGTGACACCATTTTTATAAGTAACCACGAAATCAGCGACATATTTAATTGGCAACACAGTTTTGCCATCGTGAACGAACTTCGGTTGCAGTTCATATGGTTTCTGTAACTCATACGAAATCACTTCACCGCTTTCCACTAAAGGACAAAGTACGTCACGATAATATTTCATTTCTAACACTGAGTCAAAAATAATACCATTATAACTACGTTTTGATTTGTCTTTATCTACATTAAACTTACTTCTATCTGTCATTTCTACCTCTTTATAAAAAAAATAAGGGCGGTCAATACTTATCATAATAACCGCCCTTTCTATTTTATTTAGTTTTTTTATTTATTGTACTATTTTTAAGGTTTGTAATATCAGCCAAAACATTATAGACCGACTCTTTATAATCTTTCTTTTTTAATGTTTCGGAAGTAATACCAATATTGGCAAGAAGTTTTCTTGCTTCAACCTTGGAAATGACTTCGTGCATATATTCTTCTATGATTAAATATAATTGATAACAAGATGGTGTGTCCACATATCTCCTCCAACTATTTATTTTATCACATTTATTACACGCATAATATCCATTACCACAAATAATACATTCATGGTTGTTTTCCATAAATTAATCCTCTGGAATAACAAATCTCAGAAGCTGACCCTCGTCACTACAATAGTCCTTCAGAGAGTCAATAGTAAATGGGAAGTCGCCTGTTTTGTCAAGCGGTATCTGAGTCTCAGGAGAAAGCTGTGAAGATGCCACGACAACCCAACCATGATATTCAATATTTTTATCACAAATATCTGTAAAGATTGATTCAAGCCAAAATTCACCTGATTTTGGCATATCATTCGTACTCTTTGTAATGTCAACTGCATTTTCAGACTCATATGTATAATATACCTGAATAGTCATTCCTTCCTTGATAGCAGTATCTGTCGGAAGTGTAATTTCTTTCTTAGCCGCATCAAGTGAAAATTCCTTTTCTGAATTTACCGCTGCATATTTGTAAGAAGCAACCTGTTCCTTCCTTTCATTGAGCAGATAAATGAATGATATTCCACCCACAGGAACTTTACTCAGAGTAATCTTTGTTATGTCGCTACCCACCTTAATCTTCTCTCTTTTAGGAATGAGAATTTTGTTAGTAGAACTTGCAACGTTCTTTTCTGTACCCCACTGAGCAGCAAGAAGTGACAGCGTAAGGAACGATGTATTACCTGTAATCTGAACTGTATCAGCATCATAGTATTTTGCAATTACCGCACCTGTTGCATCTGTCTTATCCTGTGAAGTAGCATTGGTCTGAATGTTTACGTCTTTCAAATCTTCAAGAGTCCAAAACAGCACTCCGTCAGTAGGCGAAAACATCTGACCTGAAATAGCTTGTTTAAAAAGCAATTTGTCTGGATTAAACATATTATTTCCTCCTTTATTTTCTATTGTTTCCGTTACCATGTACGGAAACAATTTAATTCTTCTTTATTCTTAATGTCCTTATAATAAAAAGTACCGCTATACAAACCTGTGGTAAGTTTCTGTGCTTGATTTATGATTTGATTTCTTAAAAGACAATCATAAAAAACATTAATAGGTAACGACCAAACCGTGTCCCAGTTGTATTTAAACCCTTCAATATTTGTTAATGTTGAAATATATGGCAACAAAATAGAACGAAATTCTTTTTCTTGATACTCACCCCTAGCTAATTGTCTTTCAAGCTTGTCTAATTCATATTGCAATCTCCATTTTCGGGTGTGTTCATTTCCGTCTTTAATATTGTTATCAGCGATATTAAGCATTTTCCTGAAATATTCAGTAAGCAGTTCATAATCTGCTTTACCTATTTGAATATTATTGTAAACATCAAATAAAATAATATCACCGCTATTCGTGTCAATATAGCGTTTCATCTTACCAAAATCAATATTACGGATTATAAATGAAACATCAGTTAGCAAATGATTTTCGACAATATCACAAAACAAGTCAAAACTATCTACTGAGTTAAAATCAATACCCTTGCTCCAAAGATATAGCCTTCTATCATATGGAGTTGAAATTATGTCAGACACAATGACCCAAAACTGTTTTTCACCTAGTTTTGACTCGTCTGAAATCTCGTCCAAAGTTGGGTTGTGAATTTCAAACTTGCCTAACATAAATGTTTCTTTTTTATTACGATAAATCGAAAGTTCGTCCATAACTAATTACCCTCACATGGATTTATCGTAAGTTCTTCACCTTGAAATATTAAGGTACGCCTTTTATAAACAGGTGACAAATTATCTGGTACGTCCGAAATAAGTTGTATTCTATTGCCACTCCAACCATCTGAGTTGTTAAATAACTGACCTAACAATTCAGACACATAATCCATTCTAGTTTTGGAAATACCAGCTTTGTTAAGTCTCATTTTATCTTGGTGACAAATTATTTGGATTATCATTTGGGGATAACCCTTAAATGCTCCCCATATTACTTTCGGAACTGAAACTTCAATGTTAAGATACAATTCTACATTAGTTTGAGTGTAAGGTATATATAAAAAAGGGTATATATTAGAATACACAATATTTTCTAGTTCTTCATCGTCCTTTTCAAATAAATCTAATATATTATCTTGTGATAATATCATAGAAATAGCTTTATTTTTCCACTCCGATATAACAGAATTTATTGGCATTTTACACACCTCCCACTATATTAATTAACAATTCAGACAAAACATCATCAACTGTACAAACCAATTTAAAAGAGCTACCGATTAAAGCATTGTTGCTTAAACACTTTATCTTTACCTTATTTTCATTTACTATCATGGTAATAAAATCTTGTTGCTTATCAAGTAATTTCAAAGACCAAGTGACACTCTTATCTGTTTTTGCAGTAAATGTTTTTACTGTACCACCACAACGAATTTCTGCATTGCCACTGTAAGATATTTCAACAGGTTTGGTTGCATTATTGGGCTTAAAGTAATCACATAGCATAAGGTCAATTCTATCTGTCTGCGGATTATATTGACCCTCTGACAAGATAATGTGCATACATCTGCTATTTCCAAAAGAGAAGCTGACAGTATCAGGTCTAGTAATTCTATAAGGTGTAGGCTCTTTGTCATTATAATCAATGAAAAAACGCTTATCATGAGGAAAATATTTCGTTTCTTCGTCAAGCGAAATGTACATCATCAACTGATCGTAACCAATGGTAATTACTTTTGTCTCATTTGTGCCTGAGTTGTACTGTGAAGCATTTTGAATATTACACGGCTTATAATGAACTATGCCGTTTTCGTCTTGCCACTTAATAACGTAATTACACAAATACAAAATAGATTTTTCATACAGTTTGTTATTTGTAGGCTCGGTCAATATTAGCCAAATCTTATTGTCATATTTAATGTACTTATAGTCCGATATTGTACTAATATAAGTCAAAATCTGTCTTTGCCAAGCTTGTGTTGGCGTGTCAGGTATTTCATTTTGAATTATGCCCTTTGTAGCAAATTCATTTTCAAAATTCTCGCCATTAAACACTCCACTGCACAGAATAATATCATCTTCAATAACGCTATCCTCTAAAACGTCATTGAATGACATTTTACTATCAAACAACAAATCTGGTTTTTCAGAACCTTCCGTATAATACGGTTGCCGAATTAAATACCATTCTTTACTCATTCAACCACCTCAATTATACGCAGTATCTTTAAGTTGCTCATAAAGGTCAACTATTTTAAAGTTCACCCAATCAATCTCAACTTTAGCTTGTCTTTTGTCACCCTCTGAGTTGTTTATTGATAAATCCTTGGAAACTATGTTGCTACGTTTGACAATTTTGCTATATTGTCTTTCACAATAAAATCTCTTTATTGTATAGCCCAATATATTAACAACAATCTGATTTAAAACAATATCATTTCCGTCAATATCAGTAAATATTTTTTTCTCATTATTAAAGTAAAGCTGACTAATTTGAGTTGAAAACTCGCCACAAGCCATTTTAAACCACTGAAAAACAAGGTCGTCACTTAACGCAACCCTTTCAAGAAATGTGGACTCAAAAACAGCGACCACATCTTCATAGGTAGTAGCCATTTTAACCACACCCTTTCTTAAAACTTATAGCCTGAAATATTTTCTATTTCGTTACGCTTGTAAACTGCCACGTTGTCAATTCCAACTTCTTTGGCAAGTGGAATAATCATTTTTTTATCGCCTTCAGTAACTACAAGTCTTGAGAGTTCAGCCATAAAATCGGCTTTATTGCTAATGCCAAGAAGTGCCTTTACACTGTTAATATCAAGAATAACAGGTTCATTATTATCACTCTCGTCAAGTGAAAAAACGTATCTTCTTATATCCTCATCAAGAATTTTCAGATAAGCGTTATTGCCAAAGCCGTCAGTACCACAGAACATTCCGTTACCTTCCTGTATCTGAGCCATAACCTCTCCAACATTAAGCTGCGCAAATTTCTTTGCGTTTGGTGGAATAGTAATATCTCTTTGTGTTTCCACAGCCCTAAAACCCAATTCCCAATTACGAGTGTTTTCAAGAAACACTCTATCGGTAAGCTGAATTTCCCTTTTAGACTTTACTTCTGTAATATCGTTATTCATTGTGGCAGTAGTTGTATTTTTTCTTACATTTGCCAAATTTTAATCTTCCTTTCAAATATAATAATAATGTGGCAAGAGTTTACACCCTCGCCACATCAATAATTATTATGTAATTAACCCTGCTTTGTAAGCAGACCAATTTCAAATTCTCTGCCCTTTACAACGTCAGCACCAAGCTCCATATCGAAACGTGTCTTTACTGTACCTGTCTCAACATCGTTGCCTGTCATAGTTGTAATACCACCACGTCTGAAGATATTTACTGGAGAATTTGCTCCCTGTGCAATAAACCACAGATCGTTGGGATTGTAGTATGTGTCAAAACCTGACTTGTCAGCAAGTGGCTTTGTGAAGTTATATGGGTTCTCAAGTTCAATAAGAGCTGAACCCTTATAGAAGCCATTCAGACCTGTTCTAGCAATCTCGTCTACCTGTGTAGCATTGAAGAATGGGATTGGTGTAGAACCAACTGTCTTATAACCGTTCCAATCACAGATACCAGAAATAAGTGAGAAGTCACCTGCAATACCAACCTTGCCAAGCTTTCTAACCTTATTTATCATACCGTCAACCTGTGCCTGAGTTGGAGCAGAGTCATACTCGCCATAGAACTTTACATATTCAGTATTATTCTTCAGTGCAGACTTAATAACATCAAATACATAAGCAACACCCTTGTTGTTCATGTCGGTCTGTACCTGTGCCATTTCCTCTGCTACAGTACCAGCAAAATTACCGGAAGCAAGCTCACGATAATCAATAGCCATACCAGAAGATATTGTCTGAGTTACAATTGGGTACTCTACCCACTTTCTACCTGCAAAACCTACATCAGAACCAGAAGCCTGAAGTCTAGCATCAAGACCCTCATAAGAATAAGTCTTAATTCTTGGCTGCTCATCATAGCCAATCTCACGATAGTTACCAAGGAAATTAAATACCTTTGTTGTCTCAAGAAGTCTTGGCTGTATAATATACTTTACAATGGTATTAATCTCTGCAACTGCTCTGCTATCGCCTGCAAGTGCCTGTTCACCAAGCTTTGAAATTCTTGAACGTACTGCGTCTACCTTCTGACCGTACTTTGATGTATCTTTGCCTGCAAAAAGAGCAGAACAAATCTCAACTACTTCGTTGAAAGCCTTTGCGTTCTTGACAGCAACCTCAGACTTATTCAGATTATTAAGTTCAAAAGAAGTATTAATCATTATTAAAACACCGTCCTTTATTTTACATTCATTAATTAAGCGTGTACAACGACTCTAAGTCCGTTACCGCCAAAACTTGTCTTTTCCACAATTTCAAGATACTCTGCATAATCAGAAACATCAGCACTCTTAGCCCACTTACCATCAGTACCAACTACAAGCTTGTCACCTACTGCGAGTGTATTGTAAGCTGTTGTTACAACTGCATCGTCCATATCAAAAAGATGTCCTGCAAGAGAAGCAAGAGTAAAAATGCGTGGAAACTCACCAACCTCAATTCTATAATCATTTGGTGTGAGTGTCTCAGACTTATCAATTCTGTTCATTACAACTGCAAGACCAGCCTGCTTTGCTGTTGTTGCGGTTGGTAGAGCAACAGCCTTTGTTTTAAGATCATATGTAACAGCCATGCCGTTCTCAAGAACAACAGGTGTCTTGAGATAGCCAAAATTCTGTGCTACCTTGAAATCACCAATATTTGCAAATTTAATCATTTAAAATTCCTCCAATCGTATTTTTTATACAAACAGATTATCAATATCGAGTTTATCGTTCTTATCATCATCGTTGTCAGTATCTACGCAACCAAATATGTCAGCGGCAAAATTGTTCTGAGAATTAATCTCAACAGCCATTGCCTTTTCCTTCTTCTTTGTCTCAGCACCAATGCAAGCGTTGATTTCTGTAACAATATCGTTTACCTCGATACCACAACCCATAGGATCTGCGTTAAACTTGTCAAGCTTATCCTTAGCCATGTTCTTTTCATCGTCTGAAAAATCTCCAAGAGCTGAATTGAGTTCTGCAATCTTTGCAGACTTTTTAAGTTCATTCAATTCTGCTTTCATTGTTTCAACGAGTCCGTTAAGTTCATTAATCTTCTCGTCTTTCTGACAAGCATTGGTTTCGGCTGTTGTCTTTTCACCTGTAAGAGTTGCTATCTCTGCATCTTTTGTAGAAATAATCTCATTCATTTCAGCAATCTTAGTCTCGTAATCTGCATTTTTAGTATTGAGTTCAGTAATCTTATTCTCAACAGCAGAAATAATCTGATTAAGTGTCTCTTCGTCCACTTTCTCGTCCTCCTTTATCTTTTGATTTAGTTCTATCAGTATTGCACTATCGTCACTAGGCTCGACAGTTAAAATGCAATATCCACTATAGTCATAAACTTTTGGTACTCTACCTTTTTCGACAGGCTCTCCGTCATACACTATTTTATTTTTGCCCTTACCAACAAATTCAACAGAACCATATATTGTATCACCATCATTAATTTTGTTTTCAAGCCATTCAACAAAATGTGGATAACGTTGCTGATTAATATAACCCTCGGCAATAAGAACTTTATGTTTCTTACCATCAATCTGAATATCTTCAATAGACCAACCATCAGCAGAACCTACTTGAACAGAATTTTCAAATAATGGCATATTGCCGTCTTGACCTGTCATTCCATGGTCGTATGGAATATCTTTTTCACTATCCAAAAATGTTGCACAAATAGGCATACCAATAATACTATCTGCATTATTTCTAACATACTGCTCATTGTAACTAATACCATTTTTGTTATAGTGATTACGGTCTTGATGAATTTCGTGTAGTACCAACTTTACACGTCTGCGACCGTCCGACCTCTTTGCTTCGCTTATTTCACAATGAAACACTAACTTTCACCTCTTTTCTGACATAAAATAAACCTAGTCACTAAACGCAACTTAGGTTTTAGTTTGTTGTTGAAGGTTTTGGTTGAGCGTTTCCATTTAGATTTTCGCTCATTATGCTATTTTCGTTTGTCTTTTCAGCTACCTTAGTTCTACCACCGTTTGAGTGGTCTGCATCACTTGGGTCGCTATCTTTGCTACTCATGGTATAACTCGTCTTATGCGTTGGATATTTATTTTCCCAATCATTATCCAGTTCGTAATCCATAAGTGACAAGTATACATCGCTATCCCAACCAGTGCTTGCAATCCAAGCTGTCAAAGACCCCTTACCTCTAGCATAAAGGTCGGTCATATATTTAACCTGTTTATCTCTATTTACAAAAGTAACAGGTAAAATAGCACACTCCATATAAAGCTTTTTATCCTTAATAATATTGGCGTTAATACATTTATTCAATTCCATAATAAACATATTTATCCAATCATATACGTTTCCTGCAACCAACTCCAAATTAAGTGTTGCAACAGCATAGTTTCCTGTACTATTACCGTCAAGGACACTACTAGCAATACCCAAATCGGCAGGCACTTTTGATTTATTGGCATTTTCGTTCTTTTCATCAAAAATAGAAGTGTCAACTTTTATATCATTTAATTTTGTACCTGCGGCAAGCGAGAAAAATGACTTGCCATATTTATTTTGTCTTGTAGTAATAGCATCTTTAACTACCTTATGTTGGTTTCTCTGCTGACTTTCTGTCAAAGTGCAACGTCCGTCTTTTGCTTCAGGAAATGTTTGATAAATAATTTGATTGTTCAACTGATCTAATACATTCCGCTTTGTAGAAGTGAAATAATCTGCGTACAATACATCGTCCAACGCACAAATCATTAGTGGAACACCATAAGGATTAATAGCCTTACAGTTAATTTTTGTCACCATTGTATTATCATTATTTAAAACTTTCCATGGCTTAATATTATTGTGAGTTGAATATTTACTATACGCTTCTCGAATTTCTCTTGGAAAAGCCTGTAGTTTTCTTCTTTTGTCATCTTCTACCATACCGTCAAAATATCTTAAATCAAAAGCAACAATAGGTGAACCATTCTTTCTGCCAACTATACGGCAATAGTCAACAGGCAGATTAATAACGGCACATTTAACTCCCAGTTCATTGATCTCTACAATGTTTAAAGTATCAATATCATCAAGATACTTGTCAGCGAATACGGACTTTGTAATTTCAAAGTATTTAAAGTCCATTCCCTCAATCATATCGTTAAACAAATTATCTCGAATAACTTCCTTATATCTTATTGTGTCAAGAGTTTGTTGCATTAACTGTCTTGCATTTTCAAATTTCTTCTTGCGTTTAGTCTTTGACTTTGAATAAACCACCTTATCCAAGGTGAACATGGTTTTAAGATAGTTGATAGAAGTCATAACAGAGCCATTTTCATAGTACGCCCACCGACAAATTTTGCGAATATTTTTTATATGTATTTGCGGATTATGAGCAAATTTCTTAATGTCCTCAAGATTAATAGGCAAATCTTCAATACAATCTTCCCAAAAAGATGTCATTTCGTAAAAAGCATTTGACTCATAAGAACGCTCTTGTGTATTTGACACGGAGTTAGTTTCTGAAACACTTTCTGTTTTATCTTGATTGTTTTCAATAACATTCTCAGTATTCTCTGCAATATTCTCAGGCATAGCTTCACCTCACTTTCATTTGTGTTTACATTAGTTGAATAAACAACAATAATCGTATTCATCGTTATTTATGTCTTGGGCATATTTATTAACGTACCACAACACATAGATCAATGCCGAAACTCTATCCTTATTTACTTTTTTTACAACTTGTTCAATAGTAATGTTGCCGTTATTAAGATGTTTCATCTTTAAATTCGCGGCTTCTTCAATAAAAGCATCTGTCTCAATAAAAGGTCTAACTTTATCGTCAAAACTATCCCATTCATTATCGGTAAAATCATTATCTTGTCTTTTTTCCAGCAATCTAAGTTTGCCACTATCCACCATATCTATAAAAGTGCTTACAATTTCATTTTGCCAAGTCTGAGCTTTCATATTGTAAAGTATTTGTGGCGAATTAGGAACTTCTGGAACATTATCGTCATTAATAGTGTCCCAACAGCCCAAATCCTTACCTGTAGAATTGTCAATCGTGTCTTTTAAAAGTTCATCAGCCAATCCAACACCAAGTCCATTAGCATCTAACACAACTACTTTAACCATATAAAGTTTTTGAACTTTTTTGATAATAGCAGCTTGGGCATTAAAATTAAGTACGTTAGGAATATTAATAATATTCACCACATCAATGTAAATAATTCTCCCTTTATCCTTACTTCTAATTACACGCACTACAGCAATAGAAGATTGGTTATTAGAAGTTTTTTGGCTTCTTGCTACATCCACGCCCATATAATATTCCTGTTCTGGATTTGAATTTTGCAAGACCGCTTCCGTTAAAGTACGACAATTCATTAATTTGTTGATATTAACTAACGCACCATCGGCACAGCCGACCCATTCTTGTTCATAGTTTTGGGCAAAAGCTACCACAGAAGAATTTTTCTTCTTTGAAAGTATTTTGCTTTTGTTACTTCCTCTACCATACCAACACGGAAGTTGCCAGTTGCTTCCCAAAACTATTTTTCCCTTTAGATTTTCCATATCATCTAACATTGAAATACTACGCTGATATTCGTCTGAACCCCTAAATCCTGCCGTTGTAAAAAAATGAATTTGCTGATTAAGTTCCATTGGGTCTACTATCGCAAGTCTGCCAACCGTAAGTCTTGGAACTTCAACTACAGGCTCAAGGGCATCTTGAAACAGTACATTATTCAGCAATGCAGATTCCTCTATTTTTAACCTTCTACGTCTTTGACCCTTTGTGCTTTGAGCATTTGCAATAGCATCTATGGTCGCATCATTTTTAAATTCAATATAAGCATTTCCCTTTGAAAACCTAGCTTCTCTTATTTCGTCCTTTAAAAGTGGATATAATTTTGCAATTTCATTCCACTTTGATTTCAATAAATCTGCCGCATTTTCTTTAGTCTGTGCAGAAAGAGCCAATTCAATATTTGGGAACAGCATTGCTACTACGACCATAGCAAGTACCTCATCGAATGTTTTGCCATATCCACGGCTAAACGTTCCATACATACTCATAAATCTAACGTCACAACGCAAAAATATGCGTTGATCTAAATGCAGATTTAACCCACCTGTTTCAGGTTTCATTAAGTCGAGTAATAAATCAGGATACCACTTAGCCCAACTTATAAAAGTGTAATAATTATGTAGATTTTTGCCAAATACACTATCACTATTTTTTTCAAAATCTTTTATTCTTTGCCAGTTCATTACTTGTCACCATTCTCATAATCTTTTGGCAGTTTTATAAACGTTTCAACAGAACTCCTATTTTTTTCTGATGTGTCATCAGTAAAAATACCATAGGGATCTCCATACTGAGAAATGTACTCATTCTTCATATCGTCATAAAATTGGTATACTTCCTTGTACTCACACTTAGGTAATCCTTTTAATTTTCTAGCATAATTAATATAGCACCATATTATAAAATCAGGAGCATCGTTAGGTTGGTACTTAAACTTAGGTAATATTTCAACAATATCAACCGCCTGTTCACAAGCTTTTGATATTTCCGAAATACAAGTTACTCCACCTTGTAAATCAGCCTGCGTTAATTGTTTTGGAGTCAGCTTTGCTTTATCAGCAGCGTCTTGGGCAGCTCTATTCCATTTGTCAGCACTTCCAACATCTCCTGCTGCTGTAGCTTCTTCCTCTTTCACCTTGAAACGAACATAAGTTGCTAAAGCTTCCTCGTGTAAGTTTGTTTGAATTGAGTAGTTTTCTTTTAATTTATCAAACTTTTTCTTCATTTTTCGGTACTGTGATTTTGTGTACCCCTCGCCAAATAAGTCAGTAATATCGTTTGTAACAACGAAATCATCAACCATATTTACATATACTTCTTCGTTTCGAGGAAGTATATTGCGTTTTTCCGTTGTAGTTACTGCCTCAGTAATAGACTTGCCCTGATTAAACAAGTTCATAGAGTCTAAAAAAGATAGTTTCGTATACTGTGGCAATGTTGACACATTTTTAAAATAACAGCCTATAATATCGGTTCTACCCTTACCCAATTCTAATGATCTTCTTACTTCACTCATAGCAGAGTCAAGAGCTTCTGGTATATATGGTTTATCCATTAACATTAGTTTCTTTTGGAATGCTTCTATATTTAAGCTTCCATCAGAATTATAAGAACCTTTTTTAACACAAGACTTACATATATTTACCGTTTTGCCATCAGTAGAAATATTACTATTTCTAGTAGTATAAAATTGTGACAGTGGCTTTTCCTTGCCACATTCTGTACATATTTTTGTACTTACAGGGGTTTTTACTTTTTTCCTTGGCATAATCAAGCCACCTCCTTCTTATTTGTTTGATTTTCAAGCCAATATAAAAGCACCCCAATTTTCAATCAGAGTGCTTAATTTGGTATCTATTTAATCACTATTCTTTAACAACCTTGTTCTCAAACTTCTTGTAGGCGTCAAGATACCACTCTTTTTTGTCGCCATTGTATGTTAATTCATAATACATACCGTCAAAAAGAGTGCTTGAAAGCAAGTATTTCCAGTTCTGCAATGCCTTGCACTTCCATACTGTGTAAACTTCAAAATCAGGCTTTGTATCTGATTTGTCAAGATGTTCTCCAATATAATCTCTTACAATTTCTATTGCTTTTCCGTCCATAATTATTTTCCTCTCTATATTTGTGTAATAAAAGCACCCTTTTATAGTCCTATGAGTGTTGAATTGTTCAAAAATCAAATTTATCCTTATTCTGACTAATTTTCTTTTTGTCAACCCTAATATAAAATTTTCTTGTCACATCAGTTCCACTATGATTAAGCAATGCTGAAACATCTTCTAGTGACATACCTGCGTTTTTATATAGCGTAGCTCCCGAATGGCGAAAATCATGAGCGTGTAACGTTGGAACATTAATCATTTCACCAATAATATGACACCAAGAATTTAATGTGCCATTAGTTACCTTATCAAACTTTCCGTCTGTATAAGAAACAAAAACATAGCCATTGTCAATAATATTATTTGTCTTGCGGTACTCAAGTAAACCTAACAGCAGTTCTTTAACTTCTTCCGAAAAATAAAGAGTTACAACGTAACCTTCTTTTTCAACTACATCATTGACAACCCTATTGTCAAAATCAATTTGTTCCCACTTAGTATTCGCAACCGCATTAACTCTAGCCATTGTAGACAATGAAAATAGAGCATAACACTGATATTGTAAAGCCCTATGTTTCTTATGATGTGTGTCAGCGTTTTCGACCAAGCCTTGCAACGCAATTCTTAATTCCTGTACCTGTTCAACAGTTAAAAACGTCTGAGTAATAACATCTGTATCTTTCTTAGGTCTATCCATAAATTCCATTGGATTTTCTGTAATTAACTTCTTTTTACGCAGAAATTTATAAAAAGCTGAAATTGAAGCCATACGCCTTTTCATACGTCTTGAATTATTACCCTCAGTTTTACAAAAATATAAAAATTCAGTTACATCATCTTCCGTTAAGTCAATAATACTTTGATTGCCCTGATTTTTGTATATGTATATCCACCAAGACTCTAAATCATTTTGATAGCCTGCGATAGTCTTTTCGGAGAGTTCTCTAAGTGACATATCAATTTTATATTTGTTCCATAGTTTCATTGTTTCAGAATTGATTTTTGAAAGTATTTCATCATCATGTACTTGGATACGTTTGCTTTTCTTAGCCATTTAACCTCTCCTTTCTTCTAATATCAAGCTTTCTTTAGAGTGTCGCTTTTAGCACTTATTCTTCATTTTGGGGTTTCTTTAGAGTGTTGCCTTCACACTTAATCTTCTTTATTTCGCCCATAAGGGCTTGAATTTTGTTTTTTGGAGTAATACAAAATTCTCAAAACCATAACTCAAAATACCCCTCACTGGGACACATTGTTAAGAGGTGCATAAGGTTGAATTACTTTGTAATTAAAACTAAGGATAGTCAACAAAACTTTGTCAACTATCCGTGCAAAAATCTCGTTAGATTTTTCATTTAAAAGACTCAACGTGGTACGCATTTTTAAGAGGCGTGTTGAGTTCTGTTTTGGCTGTCAGAGTGAGACTCGAACTCACAACCTCCGCATTAACAGTGCATTGCTCTACCGATTGAGCTATCCGACAATATGCAGGATAACGCTTGCTATCCTGCAAAATATAATAAAAGGAGTTGTATTTAACTACAAATTATTCGTTAATTGTAAAACCAAAATAAAGCTTTGGAACATAATCTTCTTCAGTAAAATCCTTGCCGACAAAATCTCGCTGAACGAAAACAACACTCTCATCACCAACAATTATTGGCTTATCGTCACGTCTTGCTCTTTCACAGAACAACTCGTTTTCAAAAGTTGAAACAACAAATTCGCCACCATATCCGTTCCACTCAGGCGGATCAAGAGAAATAGAATTAATTTTAGTCTTATCGTCAAATGATAAAAATTTCTTGATAATCTTACAAGCCAACTTGTAATCACACAAAACACTAAAGCCCTCATTTTCCAGATATACATCTATAATATCCTGCATGAAAGTATCAAAATCGTTATAACTCTTTTTAATCATCATAGTATTCACCTACTTTACTTTTATATCATAGTTGGCAATCTTGCCAAATTCATTATCAAATATAAACAGGCTTGCACCTGTGTCAGAAGTTTTGTGTAAGGACATCGCATAATCATCAGTACCTACCATAGAACGTACTGTAAGCACCTCTGAATGTTTTGCATTTTCCTTTGAGGTTTGGTGATGCACATGACCTGCCAAAACGTAATCAATGTTTGTATTGTACGCTCTTGAAAAAGAACTTGTGCAGTTCTGTAAATCCTTCACTTCACCATGACAACCAAACACGTTATAACCCTCAACATCGCTAAAGCAAAAGCCTGTTTCATTCTCAATTATGTTTACATTTCGATTATATTTAAGTCTTTCCCTTATGAAAGCAATAATCACCTTCGCCATGTTTTCATCAGGAAAACTATTCTTAGGCTGTCCGAGAAGTCTAAGTTGTGAATGATTACTGTCCTTAACCATTTGAAAATTTACTTTCACATATTGCGAAAGATCATTGAGCCAATTAGCCAGAAATTCAGCATACTTTATTGCAGAGTCTATAACACCATATCTAAGGTGCATAAGCTGAGAATTTAATCTGAGAAGTCCTGATATACTGTCGCCAAGTTCCCAAACATTAATTTCTGCCAAGTCCTCTTTAGCAATGATGTCAGCAACTTTTTCGAGCATACTCCACATTCTGCGTTCAAATATCTCTGGAGAATATTCATTTATTACGTTGCCAAATAAATCTTTTATGCAAAACTCTATACCAAAGTGACAATCGGTAAATGCCAATATCGCAGATTTGCTATTACTTTCTCCAGATAAATAATCAGGAACTATGATAGGTTCTATATCAGAAATTGCATTGACTATTTTTTCAGTTATCAATTCATCTCGTGCATTTTCTCTAAGCCACCTATTATTCTCCAACTTCTCCGTTTGAAGTTTGTATCGCTCTTTCTTTAATTCACGAATTTGGTCTTGAATTTCATTAAGGGTGTTTTCTGTGTCTGCAAAAGTTTTCTGATTTGCATTGAACATTTTCTCGAAGCATTGAAATTTCTTACGATAAGTTGACTCGCCAAAATCAGCATTAAGTAATTCATTTAAGATATCCCTAACATCATTCCAAGTGCCTATTTTTTCTTTGTCTTTGCACACTCTAAATATAAGCTCGTCATCAGACTCACCTTCAAATCTTTTGTATGTAGAAATTTTAAATTCCTCCCACTATGCAATTTCGTCTGTCTGGTTTACAGACAGCTTTACTTCCTGACCGTTGAAATCTGACATAAGTTCCGCAAGGGCAATTTCACCCTCAATATCTTCAACACTAAATGTTATTTTTCCGTTTTCTATGTTTACAATGCCCTGTACCGACAGAACGTTCTTTTTTGTTATTTTAGCCATTTATTTTAATCCTCCAATTCGTCAGCCCAAGTTGATACCCAACCTCTATGGTTAGTATGTAACTCGCAAATCTGACAATGTTCTTTTCCTGAAAAATGATTTAGATATTTGTGAACTACCGACCGTCTAAAGCCAGTCGGCTTCTTGCTTCAACGTTCTCGTAACCTACTAACTCCACAAGCGTAAATTCCGATAGTTCCTATCGTACTGCTTTATTGTTTAGGCTGATTTAACCAACCTTAATCCTTCATTTAATATATTAATAGCAGCATTAATATCTCTGTCATGGTGTGTGTGACAATTAGGACAATCCCACTCTCTTACAGAAAGATTTTTTGTTCCCTTATTAACATATCCACAGACATTACAAGTCTGACTACTTGGGAAATAAGTATCAATCTTAATATACTGTCTACCGTTCCATTCAGCCTTGTACTGTAACTGCCTTGTTAGTTCATACCAACTACAATCAAAAATACTTTTTGCAAGTTTATGATTTTTAACCATATTACTAATTTTCAAATCTTCACTCACTATCAGTTGGTTTTCCTGTATTAGCTTGTGAGAAATTTTATGTAAATTATCAATACGGATATTTGTTATCTTCTCATGAAGTCTTGCAACTTTAATACGCTGTTTATTTCTGTTGCTACTACCTTTTGCCTTTTTAGCAAGTTTCCTTTGTTCTTTAGCAAGTTTCTTTTCATATTTGTAAAGAGTTTTAGAATTTTCAAATTTATCTCCGTCAGATGTAATAACTAAATCCTTAATGCCTAAATCAATACCGATCATAGCACCAGTAGGCTTCATTTGAAAATTTTCACAATCCACAAGGATAGAAACAAAATATTTATCACTTGGTGTTTGTGATATGGTGGCTGATTTGATAATACCAACAAATTCTCTATGAACCTTAGCTTTTACCCATTTAAGTTTTGGAAGTTTAATTCTATTGTTTTCAAAGTCAACTTCAATGTTATTATTAGTACTGTTTGTGGAATAAGCTTTCCGATTATCTTTCTTACTTTTGAATTTAGGATAACCAGAATGTTCTTTGAAGAATTTCTGATATGCACTATCCATATTAAATACTGCGTTGTTAAGAGCAAATTTGTCAATTTCTTTAAGCCATACATATTCTTTCTTCAGAACTTGTGTACAATATGTATTGCAATCAAATTTACTCATAGATTTCTTTTCTGTTTCATAAAGATTTTTTCTATAAGCAAGTGTCTGATTATAAACAAACCTACAACAACCAAATGTTTTCTGTATTTGTATTTCTTGTGTTTTATTTGGATATAATCTGTACTTAAATGATTTAAGCATCGCCTCACCGCCTTTCTATCACTATCATATCACGGTGATAGCACTTTGTCAACACTGCAATGTAAACAAGTTGTAAACTTCAGCTATCACCTTGACATCACTTTTTGTATGTGTTATAATTTAGAAAAGGAGATGATATTATGGCAGTATCTAAAGATAATGTAAGAACGACACTTACTATTCCTAAAGATTTAAAAAATCAATTAGAACAACTTGCAAAAGAACAGAATCGTAGTCTAAACAATTTAATTTTAACTTTAATTAAGAAATCTCTTAATGAAAAGTGATTTTATCACCAGCCTAACCCACCGTCTAAAGTCAATGGGATTATGGCTGGTTTTTATTTTCAATGAGGTTATAAAACTCATCTACCTCGTAATCAATAAAAAATGTTCTGTTTTCTCTCGATTTCCAATAGTTGTACTCTTCAGGCGTAGGGTACTTTCTCTTATCCAAATTATCTACAATGGAAATTGGAAGTTCTTCTGTTACTGTCATAAAAAATAAATTCCTTTTCTAAATAAGTTAGTGGGATATACCCACCCTTACAGACGTACTGTAAGATATTTTTTAATCAGCTCTGTACTTGGCAAGCAGATTAACAACCGCAGATGTTTCCTCTGCGTATCTCTTACCACGATTAGAACCATTGTTTTTCAGACGGCACGTTTTGAAAATCTTAACGTTCTTAATGTTCTGACGAAGATAATCCGCCTCGTCCTTTGTGACGAAAATCATGTGTAAAATAACCACCTTTTCAATTTTAATTTTGTACACAATGCCTATTGAATGTTGACTTTGTGCGTGCTATAATATATTATGGATAAGTATATTTATTATCTATATCCATAATAAGAAATAACACCATAAAATAAAAACACCTCGCAAAAGCCCAATAATAAAGGGTTTACGAGGTGTTTGACTATTTTCTATTTAAAATTGACTACTTCACATTATATTTCTGGCTTTAGCCATTGATTTTCTTTGATATTCAAGTTGTTTGATATGTTGACATTTATCACATCTTTGCTTATTATTTGCTTTGCTATCAACCACAAACTCCTTACCGCAATCACAGCAAGTTAAGACCTTGGTTTTAATTTTTTGATAACCTTTACAATTTTTACAGTACAACTGACTATTTGATCTCTTATAAAATAGCCTTCCACAATTTTCGCAACGTGCGTATTTTTTACCTCTATACAGCATATATTCTTTGCCGAGTTCTCTTATGTCGGTAATTTTTAGCACTATTGGAGAATTATCATCAATAAACTTTACTTTAAGATTTGTATTTCCGACAGCAAATGCTGGTTGTAACATTCCTGCTTTAACCAACTTATGTATCATCATTTCTTTTTCATATTTAGTTTTATTAACACTAGACAGAGAAAATAACATCTTGTGACTAGCACAAACCCAATTATTATTCCTTGCGTTAAGAATGTTTCTATATTTAGCAAGGCACAATGCCGTAAAAGCTATTCTCTCAACTGGTGGGCTTTTAAGCCTTGCTATATCTTCAAGTTCCTTTTGTGTTATGCCAATGTATTCAATATTAATTGGTGGGTTATTGCGTGTTCTGTCAACTTGTCTTTCAACGCTTTTCTCCCAATCAGAAGGTCTGTAATTTATACCTGTTGATTTGATAAAATCAGTTAGTGCAGTAATTATTTTTGATTTTTTATACTTCATAACATATCGGTAATATTTAGCCAACAAAAACAATGATTGTGATGGTTTTACACCTAAATCTTTACTTTCAATTATTTTTTCTGCCTCGGCAATTTCGTTTAAATATATATCCATTTATACACCAACCTTTCTTACGGCTTTTCTATATTTTGTTCCACCATACTCAATATCTCCAGTCTCATCGGGTACATAATAAGTTATCTGCCAATCATTTAATCTTAAAAGATTTTCAACAATAGTGTCGCCACAAATATCCCATACAAATTTCTTAGATTTCTCTGTTTTATAGCATATATCAAGCAATATATCACACAACACAAATTCATCTGTGCAAATCTCAGAACATAACTTACGATAATTTTCTGTCATTATCATCTTGTCATTGTCAATTTGTTCTTTGTCGAAACGTTGTTTTTTAGACAATACCATGTATTGAGTTATATCCCTTGTATAATTCTCGTACATTTTTTTTAATTTGGAATAGTCAGAGTGCTTATCATTTTGTCTGCATTGCATAACTTTATAATCAAATCTAGCTGACGATTTAACTTCCGTATTATAATTTTCAAAAGCCGACTCAACAGCCCTACAAATACGATTCATGGTACAATTATTAGCACTAACAGGCATTTTTTTGTAATACCAATCCAAATACTTTAGCTGATCTTCCGTTTTATCTTTAAGAACCTCTAATTCGGAAATCGTCATGCCAAATAAATTTATACATTGAGCATTATTATTTTCAATATAATTTTTATATTTTGACATTTCCTGCGGATATATGTAACACATAAAATATGGTTTCTTATCAGCAATGATTGTTTTGTTAAATTCCTTTGCGACTCTTTCCTCGTCACTATCATTATCATTGTAGTTTAATGCAAATCTGTTGTACCACGCCCCAGGCATAGGCTTGGATATAATACCTTTTGCCTTGTCTATCGTGTTCTGCTGGATAAGCTGACCGCACATAATACGATAATCTAGTATTTTGTATTCTTTGCTTTCTTTTGGGTATTTTACCTGAACATCGTACATTGCGGTTATCCTATTTGTGACCTTGCCAATTTCCTCACCAAAGCTGTTGTAATTAGCCTGCATTAAATTAGACTCGCAAATGATTTCTTTATTTGCTTTTTTTTGAACGCACATAATTGTTTTAGTAGGTCTTGTATTTCTCAACAATATTGGATTGTCTGTTGTTATAAGACAATCTCCGTCTTTGTCAAAGCCGTTCAACGCTGCTGCCATACTGTCATGACAGTTGACAATATTAACAGTTGCCATGTATTTATACCACTCTGACATCATTTTATTATCTGTGATGTTCATAACCCTAATATTATTATGACAGCTCATTGGCGCTCTGAAACAAACAACCCTATCAGACCCATAATCAGACCAATATTTTGAATACATTTCTCCAGCTTTAAGTAATCCATAATCATCATTCTCAACTTTTACTCCAAATATTTTTTGACACAAGGCAAATGGATCGCCTGAAATAACAGCATAATTGCCATGCACTTTAAGTACACCGATTTTAGCCTGTGTAATTTTTTTCTTAATCATATAGTTAATACGATTTATAACAAATGGGTCATTTGCCATACTTGGCTCTATCATAACCGACTTAGTAACATTATCAATCTCATTTAAGCTAAAATCTTCATCTGAGGTAGCCCCATTTAAAAACAATATAGTTTTGTCAATATCTCCGTGAATTACATCTTTTATTTCATTAACCGTAGGGGCTATCAATTCTTGAATTTCCCCATCTGTTAATTCATAGCTTTGCAGGAATTGATAATTCATATTACGTTCATTTTCAAGTTTCTCAGGACACACTTTTGTTACTCTAAAGCCATATCCGTTATTTTTACAATTTCCCAAATACGAATCAATATTGTCATAACTATCCCACAATTTTAACATCGAAGTTGTAAGTATTAAGTCTACATTTTTTATATTATGTTCATTTCCCCATACATCAATAACAATACAATCACCATTTTCATTGAATGTACCATATTCATAGGCAAATTTATGAAAGTCAAACGTGAACACCATGCCCTTACAAAAGCTATTTCTTATGCAGTACCCACTAGGTATATAGTCCTCAAGAACATCTTTTGCCCATATCTCCGACAATGTAGGTGTTATTAAACCATAACCGTCACTGTCATTTACTTCTATAATTTCAGGATTATCAGGCTCAGTTAATACAGGCTCTCCGTCAAACTCATCTGTTATTTTTATAACCTTTTCTTTGCAAGTTACAATCAAATCATCTACCACAAGAATATCTTTTGGATGTGTCACAGGCACAGAAGCTGAACAAGTTAATGCTTTATAAGCTTCAAACTTAGCAGGCACAAGTTCCTTGTTTAAGTTTCTTCCATTATTCATGCGTCTTGTTAATTCCTCACATAATTTTATATGCTGTGAGTTCTTTGCGGCAGCATAAATAACTGTGTTCTTTTTTATACCATTTGTTGTGCCTATAAGTCTATTATAGTACGTTCCGTTTATTCTAAATCCGTAACTCAGCTTAAAAATATCTTCCTTATTATTCATTATAATCGCAACATAGTCAAGTTTACATTGAATGTTATCTAAGTCCTGATAACATTTCTTAATTTGTACATATACATATATAGATTATTTACCTCTTAATAACTATGAAACCGAATGGCTGCTTTTTCAAAAGCTTTATTTCTCTCTTAATTTCCTTTATCCTATCTGCGGTAAATTTTCTATCTAATGAATTTATCTCGTCAATCATTTGTAAAATTTGTCCGTCAGCAAGAGAAATAATTTCCCTATTATCTCTAGCTTCTTGTATAGAGATCTTTAAATTTTTATCAGGTGCTTTTAAAATTCTTGAACTGTGCAACTTAAAAATAAACTGCTGATACATTTGTTGTTTAGCCATTTGTTATTCCTCCCATATATTTATTAATTACTGCCTTTTGTAATTGCTTTGAAAAATATTCTTTAATCACAGAAACCAACTGCTGATTGTCCGAATATTTAAGTGTTTCAATTTTTACAAATTTAGTTGCTTTTGCCAATAGCACTTTCTGCAATGAGTTGAATTATTTTTATCCTACGATTATACATCTCTGTTACACACACATCAATCGAATTTTCTTTGATGAACATTGTGAAAGGAGCAGTAATATCGCTTGCAAACTTCATCATAATCAAATATGGGGAAGATAATTTGCCTTCAAGTATGTCGATTTTACAATGATGACATACTTGTGCATACCATTCTGGAATAACTTTGCAAACCTCTACCAAACTATGAATATGTCGTCTCTGCTCTTGCTTTTTTAATTCCGCATTGTGTTTTTTTATTGATAAATCAATATATTTTTCCATGGTTTGATTCACAAAAGTAAATTTTCCGTCAAACATTACATTCTCTAAAGGTATTTCGTTAAAATTCCAAAGCAGTAAATTATTATAAGGTAACAAGTTTTTGTTCAAAAGATCTTTGACTTTAGACAAAGTATTGTTCTGATAGTCAAACATTGCATATGCAATATTCTCAATATGTGTCCTGCCAGTTGAATATTTTTCCTTACCGCCAATCCAAATGTCATTAATTTTCGCAGCTTGATACAACTCATGGCGTTCTATTTGCTCACTTGCTATTGGCGTACACTGAAATTCTATAACGTACTGTTGTCCTCCAAACTCAAACATGATGTCAGGTCTTTGTTTTGTTTCTTCTATATAACCCTCCATAACAGCCTTGACAACACCGTTTTGTTTCTTAATCCAATTAAATAATGCTATTTTACCTTGAATATGTTCTTCTGTTTCGGGTTCAGAGTAAATTGTCTCACATTTAGTTTTGTCTTTGTGTCTAAAATAAGGGCTTACCAATTTGCCATGACAATATTCATACTTCCCATGACAAACAGGACATTGCAAAATTCCTTTGTCCGCCCATTTTTTCAAAGTATCTCTATCATACTTATTGTCATAACAATTTATAGGTTGATTATTAATTTCTGCCGTAAGCATTTATATCTCCTATCTTTATATCTATCATAATCTACGTTCTATCGTCAGGAACATACATTAATTGTGCTAAATTTTAAAGAGTAATACTTCACAAGTAAAATTATACTCAAAACAATATAGCTGTAAAATTAACACAATTAATGTACAATTTTAACTAATCTTTGTTTCTCGCAGCTAAAAGCTTTTGTTTATGTTCTTCTGAGATAACTCTTTTAGTCGGGTGAGCGTTTCTAATACTAATGGCTTTGGCAGGAGCAATAAATGTAGCTCCGATAAACGTACCGTCAGTGTGTCTTGTTTCATCAATCTGTTTCCAACCTTGCTTTTTGCATTTGTTGGCATACTTCTCAATACAAGTATACAAATTAGCGACCCATTCGCCATTCTCGCATGAAATGTTAATTGTAACCTCACGTTCCTCTGCGGTTACTTTACTTGTTACCGTATATGTTTTCATAGATTTAACTCCTTCCCAATTCCTTTATAATTTCGTTGCTAACTAACACAAATTTAGTAAACTGTTTTCTATCAGACAATATTACATCTTTCTTAGTCTTAACCTTCTTCCTAGTCATTTGATTATGCCAACCTCTCGTGGTGTTTATCTTCTTGTAAATTATAGACAGTGTGTGTGCGTAGTGTGCCGATCTATCTTTCATAATCTCTGCCAATGTGTGAACAATAAAATCAAAGCTGTCCTCTGAAGTAAACTGTGTAGCATTATAAATACAACCATCGTCAGATGTAAACCTATCCCCATTACCTACACAAATCATAAGCTGATTACAAGCCTGAGTAAACCAAGCCTGATATACATGATTATCCGCAATAGCATTTATAATACTAGGTTGTGTTGTAGTGCAATCACAGTTATACTTGTCTGTAAATTCACTAAGAGCCGTAGCAGTACAGAAACCAAACATTGAAGTCATCTGAGTATAAACTCTATGCAACATATCTACAAACTCAATAACCTCACCTGTAGATTGTAAAGCATTATCCTGCAACTTCCCTATAAGCGGAGTACCAATTTGTTTCTTCCATATGTTCAAAGCCTTTTCATTTGGTATTTTCTTAGCCGATAATGCAAGTAACATATTCTGAAGCTGAGTAACCGTAGCTTGTAATAGTTTTAATTCATTGTCCTTTTCCGAGCCTTCCATAATATAACTGCCTGTTCTATGTATGGTTGGAAGTACCTCGTCAAATATCCAACTCTCAAAGCGTTCTGCGGAAGGGAGTTTACTATGTGCTATAAGACGATAAACATCACCCTCTGAAATGAATTTTGTTTTCTGTACACCTCCAGCCGAAGGGGTCGGTAAAACGCAGACCCCCTTACAATGAGATGTTATTGCGTCCGCTGGTCTTGAATACCCCAACGCCTTTGCCACATCAGAACCGCAAAAGTAAATCTTGTTATCAATATCTACCGTTCTTACCTTGCCAAAATCTTTGCTCTCAAATACTGTTACCATAGTTTTGTTGTTTTCTGTCATTTTAATCTACCTTTCCGTTTTAGTTATTGTCATATAATTTATTGTGTATCATTTTCTTTTGCCAAAGCTCTAATTCCTGAACACTTTTAAATCTAGGAATATTATCCTTGTTTATATGTATGTGAAAATCTCTTAACACTCTAAGACACAATCTAACTTGCTGTTCTGTAGGCGGTTGTTTACGAATTGTCTCGTTATTGTTTATTCTTTTAGCTTCTGCGAGTACACCATTGGCATACTCACTGTCTGTAAGTTTTGTTAGTCTAGGCATTGTTCATTACCCCCATTCCTGATTTTATTTGTATGTATCGGTCAACAATTTCCTCGAAAATATCTCTAAGAGCTGTATCGCTATCAATAACATCTATCATTGCTACGTTTTTACAATCTATTTGTGATAACAAATAATTTTCTTTGTAGGAGTCAAGGTCAATATCATAGTCTGACCTCATCATGTTGTAAATATCGCTATAGATAGATTTTCTGTCATCATCATTTGTATAACCTAAGATCTTTGCAAGCGAAACAATTTTCTGAGACATTTTGTTTTTCCAAGAAGAATAATGCGCAGGTGGAACAATAAGCATTATTTTCTGCCACATACGAGAAAGTTTGTCTTGCATTGTGGTGTTCTGTGCAGAAATGATTTGCAACTGACGTGTAAGCTGTTCATTAACTTTATTAAGCTGACCTACTTCATTGACAGTATTAATAATCATAGAATATTCTTCTCTTGATAATGTTACGGTATTCAAGCTATTGGAAATAAGTCTATCCATAATCTCCCAACACCAATCCATGAACTTATCTGCTAATGGTTGCCTAGACCAACGGCAAATCTCCATAATGCCTTTGCGGTTATAAAGTATTCTTTCACGCTCAACATACCTGTCACCTTCAACATAGCCCAAAGTGAGCTGAGTTGAAAATTTATCTAACCTTTCTTTATGCTTTAAATGGATATTTTTAATTGCATTTGCAGGATTACTATAGCCCAATGCTCTACCAATCTGTTCTCTTGTGACAAGATACTCATTGTTGGCGTTACCCCAAAAGTCACAAGTTGCGATTTCATTAAATACGTCTGTTTCTACAAGTTTCAAATTGTTCATTTTGTTGTCTCCTTTATTTTATCTTACATATAATCTTCTTTGTATGTATCGTCAGTTTCAGCCAGCATAGTCCAATACTCATTGCGAAACCTCAAATATTCTTCATTATCGTCCAAGGGCTTGTCCTGTGCCTCGTATGTATAATCTTTAGGGAACAGTTCCTGTAAAGAAAATGTTTTGCGATTTCTACTCATTGTTATCACCGTCCTCTGTGTTAAGATAAGACTCATTATAATCAGTCTTAGAATTAGTTTTTGAAAATATCGTCTGATATTTCTTAGTCGCAATAATATCGTTTTTATCAGCTAAACTGTTACTGATTAAATACTCATTAATAATATCTTCTATCATATTGCGATATTGCGGAACACACTGATATGGGTCAAGAGGATAACATTTATCCAAACAATTTTCATACAAATAGTCTTGTTCTATCTGGTATGTATCAAGTCCGTATCTGTTAGCAAGCTCTTTAAGAATTTCTCTATACAATGCACCCCTAGTAATACCAAGACTATCTTCTATTAATTTATATTTAGGGTGCATACGACCAAACCATGGACTATATGTTTTCTTGGGTAATTTGTTTTTCTCTAATTCTTCTTTGAGATTTATTACCTCTGCTTTTAATTCTTCAAAAGCCTGCGTATTATATGTACCAGTTTTACGAAGTGAAGGAAGAACCTCAGAAGTTACCCAGTGTTTGAAATTCTTTGCGGTTGACAATTTACTTCCAAATACAAGAGAATATAGACCGCTTTCATTTATAATTGTCATTCCATAGTGGCTGATATTTTTAAGGTCACCATTTTGGTACGCTTTAAGTTCATCATAGTTTAAGAACCTTTTATCTTCAATATCTACATGATCTTTTATAGCGTTAGCTAAAGCCTTACTTTTAACTTTTCCATTTCCATAACCCAATATCATTGCCACGTCCTTGCCTACAAACCAAACTTCTCCGTCAATCTCAACCGTTCTAAGTTCTCCAAAGTCCTCATTTTCAAATACTATAATCTTATTATCTATCACGTTTATCAATCCTTTCTAATTTTCTTGTTCTTATGTGTCATTGGTAGAAATTCATCTACCTTATAGGTGTACTTTAGTCTGTCAACAGCTTCTCGGATATGTTGTTGTACGTTCAGATCTGAACTAAGCACATAAACGTTAGGAGCATTATAGACCTTGCCATTCTTTTTATAAGAGCCTGTAATATGCTTGACTATTAGCCCATTATCACATAATGCCTTTAAATAGTTGTCTAACTGTCTGACCGACATATGTAATTCTTCTGCCATTATCGTTTCTTTCTTGTAACAACCACAAACACTCTCTGTTATAATTTCTGTATTCTGAAAGTTCCATGACTTTATGTATAAGTAAACACGAAGAAGTATTGACTTAGACAGCCTATTTGAAATAGACATTAGTTTGTCCCATTCTGTGTCATACAATATTACGAAATTATCTGGAGGATCAAACACCGCTTTGTTGACCTTAAATCTTAAATGAGCGTTTGCATTGACGCTATCTGATGACCGATAATCATGTTTGTTGTCCCATATCAAATTTGATTTAGAAACAAAAGTTGATATAGATTTTTTGACCTTATGGGCAATATTTTTGTCACCCTTACTACGAAGTGAGTAATGGCACAATTCTAAAATTTCATTTATAGATGTACTAACTGTTTCTGTTCTAGTGTTGTATAGGTAACTAAGACAGCGATATAATAAAATTTGAAAACCGTCTGCCGAGTCAACATATATGTATTTCTTGGGTATTTTCACAAAATAATTTTGAGCTATGATTTTTCACCTCTTTTTGCTGTTAATTTTACTTTTGCAATCTTTATACTTTGAAAGGATATAAAGTGTAAAAAAATTTGCAATCATTATACTCTAAGTACCCCCTAAAGTGTAGAGTAGAATAATACTAGATAACTTAGTAATAAGAGAATCCTTCCTACCCGCTAAAGCGTGTAGGTTTTTTTTCTTTTGAATATTAATTATTTACAGGAATAAATTTCTTGTTGACAATTAATAATCAATATGATATATTAATATTGTAATTTTACTATACTACTTTTGAGATTCTATGGCTATTATACTACTACTTTTGAGATGTGTCAATAGCGAGTTGAACATAAATATGTAACTTTTATGTTAATTTGTTATTGTATTAGGATAATTAAGTCAATTATATTTTTAGAGAACATAAGCCAAGACAAATGAAATAAAATTTAAAAATCAGAAAATAAGAGAGGTTCAGGAAAAGTGAAATTAAAAATTAAATAATGTAGGACAGAACATTAAATAGCTGACATGAAATTAATTAGCATAAAATGAAGATCATTGTGATTGTATCTATTAAGGTGATTATATCTATTGAACAATAAAGCAATAATGACCGATAATGATAATTAATGATAATGTATTGACATTATGTTGTTAAAGAGGCTTTGTATTTATTATTGTGCTGCGCACAGCTAGTCAGTTATATTCTCGCTACGCTCGCATATAACTTCCCTGTTTGATTATCGTTCCCTACGGTCACGCTAATCTTCACAGATTTATTTCAGTTAAACATTAATGTTTATATGGATTGTCTGGCAACTGTTTAAACATTTTGTTTTCGTCTAAGCATTTTATTTCGGAGCGTTCGGTAAAATTACGATAGCTTATTCGTTGTTTTTGCTTGTAAATCAAGGTGTAAAAACGTTTTTTTCGTTTTTACGATAGGTTATTTTATGGGTTTTATAAATGATATTTTGATGGCTTTTTATTGTTTTGAGATGTTTCGGTGATAGTGTATTGTTTCTGAAGTGCAGTTTAATGAGTTGACAGTGAATTAAAATTGAATTTTAAATGAGTGATTGTTTAAGTGTAAAACTAGATTTATAGCCATTTTAGGACAAAAAAATAAGACCTATTATAGTCTTTAATGGAGTGTATTTTTTTGGGAGTGATAGGTTGGTTTTTTATGGTGTATAAACAATGTTTGTGAATTAGTTTTGGTGTGTTTCGGTGTATTTGAGTATATTTTTGTGTTTGGAAAAGTTGAAAAAATGGCGTAGATACGAAGTTTACTCGAACGTGTTACCGAATGAAAATTGGAGTTTTTGATGGGATAGTGGGAGAGTGTGCAGAAATTTTAAAAAATGCTATTTTGATTTTGGATTTGGTTTTAGGGCGTGTGGATAGAGTGGAACTACTAAGGGGATAATCTCGTTTCCATATGTTCCCATAAATGTAAAGCCACCCCCTCTATAGCTATTTGATTAAGTATCTTAACATATCCATAAAACCGCCTATTTGCGTGGTTTATATGCTTTTTTGCCAAAATCACATATATAAATAATTGTATCATAATTCATAGAATATTAATATAATTTTTGCCGACTTCATATAGGCTCAATTGATTTTATAATAGTTGACTTTTATCAATTATTGATTAAGTTAATAATTGACCTTTTTGTGTAGTTGTTTATTGTTAATATTTGATTTTTATCAAATATATTTATCGGTGGTTGCTATTCGATATACCGAACGCCCTTAATCATCATCTTTAAAATTTGAACATTTTATATTAATATTTTAACCTATCAATTCCCTATTTCGCCCCTTATTTACCGCCAAAGTGGTAAACACTCACTAAAATACGCCTAAAATTTAACACTCATTCCCTATTTTAAACTAGCAAATTACACAAAATCAACTAATAAAATTATGCAAATTGACTAGCAACCATTAGTAAAGAACCTTGTACAGATCCTTATAAGTCCAAAAAATCGTACACATATTTCACGCTATTCAACGTTTACAACAGTACAAATATTTGTACACATATATACGTACATACATATATACATACACATACACGTCAAGATCCCTTGCAAGATCTCCGCTTGCAAGCTCATAATATATAGCGCGCATAAACCATTAACCACAATATATAGTATACACTCACACATAATACGCTACAATATCACTATATATTGTATGCTCTAAAATCCATTCTAACGGCTACTAAGTATAACTATACCACCCATATACACAACAGTATATAACGCTTGCTAGCAGCCTTATAGCTTAAAACATAAGTATACTATATATTGTGTATTGTAAGTAATAAATACTGTATTAACCGCTATATATTGTGGTTTAGTTAATCATCAAAATTAATATCATGATCTATACAGTATTTACAGCATTTTACAATAAATTTAGCTTTGCTTATTTCTATGTCTTTACAATAATTGTCTATTATTATAAAGTCCTCTGGTTTAATATCCACTTTTAATTGTTTAAACGTTTTACGTTTTCTATATTCTCTCATATATTCGTTATGTTTTGTATTGTTTTCGTTCATAATATATTAATACCTCGTTATTTGTTTTGTGCATTATGCTTTATTTTATTGCCTTGTGTTTGTACATTTTAACAACACGTTTCATAAAAAGTTCATAAATTACGTACATAATATATATTGTATTACGTACGTATATATGTTATACTATAGATACAGTAAAGGAAAAGAACACAACAAACAAGATCCTTTACCAGGTCATTAAGTTTCACGATTGCACTTTGAAAATCGTCCGACAAAATCAAGAAATGAAGTTGACAAAAGCAAAATCTGACGTTAAAAGCGTTAATGAAAAAAATGGGATTTTTTCATCAGCCTTGCAAGCTTGAAATTTTTGCAACTTGAAAATCAAATATTTCACCGTGCGAACCGGCTAAAACCGAATTGAACAACGTCAAATGTAGGCGGTGAAAATCTTAAAAACGATAGGCTCAAAATGTTTTTAATCCAGTTTTCCGAATTTCTGGGATATAAAAAAAGGGATCTTGCTAATAGTTTACCTAAACTTTTAGCGGTTATTTTAACCGCTATACGATTAAATCCAGTGCAATGATCTGAATTTAATCAACCATATTTTTAGGATAACACAAAAGGAATAAAAAGTCAAGTGTAGAACAGTAAAACAAAAGAAATGAGACAACAGACAAAACAAAAAAACAAAAAAAACAAACGTAAACCAAAAAAATGGAGGTAATTTTATGTATACATCAAAAAAAATCACAAACACGGATGCAAAAAACATAATCAGCGGTCAAGATGTTATCTTTGTAGATGATAGCAGCATTGATGCCTATACCGATAGCACTAATTATTATAACGCTGGTGTTTACGGCTGGAACTATTCAATAGGCTATAGCACACGCCTTGACAAATACGTTATTTGCGGTTATAGGATCCCGCAAAGCGTTTTAAACGCTGCCAATAGCGTTATAAAAATGGCGCAAAAAGAAGCGTATTTGCACGTTTAAGGGGGTGATTTCATGACTATATCAACACGTAAAAAACTTGAAGCGGCTCTGAATCACCTAAAAAAATGTGATGGTAATTGCATAAATTGCAAATACTGTGATACACGTTGTAACAGCAATAGCAATAATATATTTTTTGCCCCTTTTTGTTCTTATGGTATTCTAGGCGACTATTTTAATCCCGTATCGGATAGCTTTAAAGAAATGAGATCCAAAACGATTGAATCGATCGAGTATGAGTTAAATTAATTTCAAGGGGCGTTTATACGCCCTTATATATCCCCTAAAGGTGCATGAGTCTAAAGGGATACCATACATAATATAACATTAAATCAAAAGGAGTGCTAAACCATGAACGTTATTATTGAAACACCTAATAATTACAAGGATCTTTTTACAGTAGCCGAATACGAGTGCATTCAGCATGAGGAGCGCAACCATTTTATTTCAGATTTTACAAACGAAATTGAAAACGATATTTTGAAAATATCGGCTAAATGGTGTAAACATGAGGGCGCAAAATATTTTGGATCATGTGATGATCTGGATATTATTATAAATGTATATGTTTATGATGGCATAGTGTTCAAGTTTATGCAATATTATCTTAGCGATTTTATACGCCGTGATAACAACGGCTATTTTTCTAAATATTTGCACGAACTATCATAAATGCCCTGACGAGTATCTGAAAATTGATACGAAATGCCCGCAAAAGGGCATCGGCATAAAGCTAAAAAAATATCAAAAGGAGTGTATAAAAATGAGTACAATTAAGCCCTATATCACCGATGAGGATATCATCAATATCAATGATCTTGTATCTGAACTTGCGGTGATCTTGCGGAAATTTGAGATCGACTTGAACCCATACCAAACGGACGTATATTTTTACTATGATGCAGATGCAAAAATAGGACGCCTTGAAACGTTTATAAATGTGGGCGGTCATTCATGGATCAATGACGATCACGTTACAATCTACAGTGACGAACCGCATTATATGAGCATTTATGATTACTTTGATTCAGTTCTGGAATTTGCGGATGCTCTTGAAATTTCTAAAGATGATCTTATAGAAGCCACAAGAAAATTTAAAAATCTTGATGCCGATGATTCTATTGAGCGTATAGAAGTGATCGACTATATCAAGAGTGATGATAAACTTGTAAACAAGCTAACCGCTTTTTATATTAGCTACTATGTTGATGATTATAATGTGGAATTTTTAAGTAAGGCTCAAGAGATATTAAGTGGCATTGAGATTGAATAATTTTAAAGGGGTTTACGCCCCTTATATCCACGAATTTGAGACTTTGAGGAGGTCAATTATTATGGTAAACACGACAAACACAAAAACCCTTGCGATTAATGATATAGAATCATTAACATTTAATGAGGCTGCTAAAATAGCTCTTGACTATATCAACATAAAGGATCATGATATACTTTTTGTTGATTTTGGCGGTTACTTCGGATATTCTGCACTTGTTTTCAAGAACGAAAAGCAAATTTACTATGCTAATGAATACGAGCTACACCACAAATATTTAGTTGAGGAGCAAGGAAAATCAGCTTTAAAGGATTGCTATTGCAACGAGTTAAACAAAAAGCTCTTTACTGAAACCGAATTGATGAGCGTTGTAAAATCATATGACGACTACACCGCAAAATCATACTATTTGCATAACTATTGGATAATGCAATTTGATTATTTATCTTGCTTTGGAATTGGCAAGCAGTGGGAAAAGGAATTTGAGGAAAAGAACAAAATATATAAATATTTTTGTCCGGCTTGTTTTGGCTATGTAAAGAATAATGAAATTGTGAAGCGTGCAAATAAAATCTTTGAGCATTTACAAGCTGAATTTGATAAAATCAAGTCAAGTGATGAAGTATTTAGAGAAATGATAAGCTATGAGTTAGCGAATCATGAAGCTTGTATCACTTGTGATTATGAGCCTGCTTTAACGGCTTTAAATATAAATATCAAGGATTTAACGGAAAATCAAATAAAAATCATGCAAGAGGAATTGCACAAGCAGATAGAATATTATAACGTTTAAAAACTATATAATCTTATGATCTGAGGGCGGTTACACAAGCCGCCCTATATACTCAAAATGACCGCATGAAGTCGTTGAGAGTACCATATAACACGCTTGAAAGCGAATAAAACATTTATTTTAAACGGAGGTAAATAATTATGAACACGAAAATTATAGCAAACACAAAGAACCTTGTAGCGGCACTTGAGCAGGTGGAAAAGATCATTGACACAAAATCATCTAACTATCTTTCGCGGAGTGCGTTTATTCAGGCTGAGGACGGGAAAATGAAGATTTTCGCAAATAATCTTGAGGTTATCGGCTGCAAGACTATAAACTGTATAGCCGATGATAAGATCATGTTTGCTCTTGAGGACGTGAAAAGAGTTATAAAGGCTCTTAAATATTTCAAGGGCTGTGATACAATTATCACGTTTGATAGTGATAAAGCGTGCAACTTTGAGGACGGCACAAAGTCATTTAAAGCTGGAATAACCGATGTAAATGATAATGATGCACATTCTCTTTTTACACATCTTGGAAAAGTTTGGATTAACGATATTAATTCAAATAATTCAAATATCCTTGAGCAGCATACATACACCATTGAGAAGCTTATGGAGCGTTATAATTCAATTAGCTATGCCATATACACACAAGGCGATTCTAGACCTATATTAAAGGGTATTAATTTCAAGGAAAATAAAATGGTAGCTCTGGATGGCTATAGGGTAGCAGTAAGCACCGATACGGAAGATAGTGGCTTGAGCTTTAAAAATGAATTTACAATAAATAATAACACATTTTCAATCTTAAAGCAGTTCAAAAAGGGTGAATGTGATATTATATCGTTTAAGGATATAACAGTATTTAATCTTGTGTCGGAAGATTTTACGCTTTTGAGCGAGAACCTTAAAGGACAGTATTTTCAATGGGAGGCAGCTATTCCATGTACCTTTAGCTCTGAATTTGAATTTGAGAAAAAGAATATGCTTGAAAACTTGAAATACTTTAAAGAGATTAGAGTTAAAAAGACTATGGATATGTTTGCGATCCAGAATAATGGGCTTGTCTCACCTTATGGAAGCGTTGATATTGAGGGCTTGCGTATTTCTGAGACTAGCGGCTATCATCTCACATACTTTACGGATGCTATTAAAAATCTTGAGGGCGATAGAATTAAAATGCTCCATAGTGGGGCATCAAAGCCTATAGTCTTGAAAAATGTTGAGGAAAATAAATATAATAGTCAGCTTATGTTACTTTGCCCGATAAGACTAAATGACGGAATGTCAACGTGGTATAAATAAAATATCTGTTTTAAGGAGGAATTAACCATGACAAGAGAAGAAATGATTAAGATTATTATAAAAATGTATAATGAGACAGCGGAAGCACTTGAGTATGCAGACAAGGAATATAACAATGATAAAAAGAACACTAAAAAGCGTGATGTTTATCGTTATATAGTTGCTCAAGAAGCGGTCTTGAATGATCTATGCTATGAGTTGGAAATTGATGACCTTATAAATGATGGTCTTGACGATGAGGAGGCTTGATTATATGAGCAAACGGAACTTTGAATTATTTATGTGCTGTTTAGGAAACGGCATTACAGTATGTAATAAAGCCGTAATAGAACATAACGACTATAAGCAGATAGCACATATAAGCGCAAATGGAATAATCAAATTGTACGTATCTACAGACTACATTCCATGTGAGGATATGAAAAGGATTGAACAAGCCGCAAAGCAACAGAGAGAGGAATATTTAATCTTTTGGAATAAATATACTGTTGAAGAAAAGTATTATAAACTCTTGGATATGTGTAATACTGCTGACTTTATAGACATTTGCAAGGATAAAAGCAGTATGACGGAAAAAGTTAAAAAACTTGAAAGCAAGTATCTCAATGAATACTATTAAAGAGGAGATAGTCTAATCATGAATATTAACAAATATACAAGAGGAAAAGCAAAAACAAGAGAGTATGCAATGCAATTACAAGCTGATTTGTCAGAGAACTCAACAAGTTATGCGGAATTGGCTGAAATACAAACCAAACTTAAAAAGCTTGGTACACAATACGGAATGATAAGAGAGTTCAAAGAAAATGGATTGATTTAACATTCTGAGGGGAATTATTCCCCTCTTATATACTCGGAGCAAGGGAGATACTTGTGAGGAGTACCATGTAAGAATACATATGGAAACGGAATTTTTTAAGGAGGTAATTTAACTATGACAGTACAAGAATTTATGGAAATGTTCATTGATCCTGATGCACAACACATTCAGATATGGTCGGACGCTGAGGAGAAAATTGTTTATGACGGAGATTACGGAGATGTTCCGGAGCATATGAATTATGCGGAAGTATCGAGCATTGATAACGTTTATGCTGATAATAAGGGCGTTATCTGTTTGAATGTTTGGGAGGTGTAATGTTATGATAAAATGTTTAATGAGCGTACAAAAAGTACCAAATGACGGAAAACATTTGTCACAAATAAACAGAGTAGTTACTTTCTTAACGTGTAAGGGCTGGAGAACGCCAAATGAAATATGGGCAGGCTTTTCGGACAATGGAATTGAAATGACAGATATGACAAAGAGAGGAGTTATTAAGAAAATAGAACGTGATAACAAGTTATTTGGAGCAGAATAAAACCATACTTTTAAGGAGGAATTTAAAATGACAGAAAAGCAGAATAACATGGTAATACAGCACCCTGATAAGCGTCTTATGGAACGTATCAGATCATTGGAACGGAATGAGCGTATTAGATTACATATCGCACAAATGAAGTGTAACGGCTATACTGATAATGAGTGCAAAACGTGGTTAATAAAAATAGCCATACTGTCCGATTTTATGGACGTTTTCGACAAAATTCTAGTTGACTAATGAGGAATTTTGTGTTTTAATTAATTAAACAAAGGAGAAATTTGTATGAAATATGGAATTTTTGAGTCAAGAGTAGAGTTAAGGAAGCTCCCTGAGAGATTGTTTGATATAGTTTCTTTGTGTGAAAACATAGGAAACCCTATTAAGATCTATGATAGCGAGGTGGAAGCTTTAGCAGAATTGAAGAAATATCATTCAGATATTATAAACATAACTAATTTTACAGTGTTTTCAACAAGGCGTTTTTTTAGATGTGAAGTCTATTTCGTTGCTGAATGTGAAAAGATAAACGAGGACGAGGGCGAGACTATCGAAAACCTAATTAACGGAGACGGCATTGAAACCGCACCGCTGGAGCGTGAGATTAGCTTATCTCTTGCTGAGTTCAAAGTTGACGGAAAAACTATCAAAGGCAGTAAGCTTGAGGGCAGTTATGAACCAATCTATATAGCTACAACACCCGATGACTTACAGTGTTATTTTAAAGAAGCATATCCCGATGAGGATATTGTATACAATATCAGAAATAATGAAGAAACTTATGACGAGTACGAGTTGGACGAGGAGGAATAATCAATGTTACTAGCTACCATTATTTTAATTGTTATTTACCTATGTGTGAACCATAGTGAAAATAAGCGGAGAGAAATTAACAGAAAATACAATCCGATAGGAGCTTTTGATAAAGCTCAAAAGATTTATGATGACGCATTTTACAAGGCTATTGATGAGGGTAGAAGTCTTACGCTTGAGGAACGAAAAGAATTGGATAAGCAATGGCATGAAACCTATAGCCAAGAGTTGGCTTACCGAGAGGAAATGTGGGCTAAGATACCTGACAATAAAAAATAATATAATATAATAGGAGATAAAAAACATGAAAGTTACAGTTGAAAACGATATAATTAAGGTCAACAGTCCGTACAACAAAAGCTTTGTCGCAGGAGCAAAGCAGATACAGGGCAAGTGGAACGCCCCTTGCTGGGTCTTCCCAAAGGAGAACAAAGAAGCTGTTAAGGCGTTACTCATCGAATGCTATGGTGAATGCGGAGAACTTGGTGCGGTTAGCACTGTCACAGTAGATCTTGACCTCGACACTTATACAGAGGGTTACGAGGACGGAGAAATCAGAGTTGGCTCAATCGTTGTTCTGAAAAGACTTTATCGTGACAGAGAGGTTATTTTCTCCGACAATGCAATGCTTATAAACGGTGGCTTTGCCACTTCGGGTGGCTCTGCCAAAAGTCCTAGAATAGCGGCTGATGAGGGTACGATCGTTCGTGTAAAAGGTGTTCCTGAAACGATTTATAGCAAAATCAAAGACCACGAGGGCGTTAAACTCGTATCTGATATAGACGTGGAAAGCTTAAAAGTGGAGCGTGAAAAGCTTCTTAAAAGACTTGCAGAAATAGACAGTTTACTTGCAATATGAAAGCGATTGTGTGTATAAAACTAATATAATAAATATAAATACTCCTATTAATCACATTGATTGATAGGAGTATTTCTTTATGTAGGAATAAATATAGGAGGAATAAATATGAAAAATGAAAATACGAATACATTACTTTTTGTGAAAATGCTAGACAACGATCGTAAAGAAGAGCTACGGAAGATAGAGGAAGAACAAGATTATAATATGCGGAAGGCATATTTAAAAGCAAAACGCCGTCAAAGGCTCAGAGAAGAACGCCAGAGAAAAGTTAGAATGATAGTGAAGAACGTTGTCTATGGTGGTTTTGGCTTGCTCTTTACAAGCGTTATGTTGATAGCAGGAATAATATTTACATTGTGTATATGATGGGAGTGAATGAAAATGAATATTAGTACGGCTCAAACTTGCAAAATTTTCGATTTATCGGATAGACTTCCGACAGGAATACAGATAACAAAACAGCCAAAGCGAAAAAAAGGTCATAGAAATGCTATTACAAAACATACGGCAAGCAGGCAGAAGTCTGCAAGCTGGTTCAGACCTGATGATCTAAATGTGATTTTGGAAGATTTGTTTCAGAGTAAAAAATATTTTAAGGCAAATATTATAATTTTTGCTTGCAACTCAGGCTATCGTTACGGAGATATAATGACCTTGAGGGTCAAGGATTTAACCGATAACAACGGCAAAATTGTAGATTACTTGACATTACAAGAGGACAAGACGGACAAATGGAGAACGGCATGGCTTTGTGATACTGTGAAGAAAATGCTGAGTTTTATAATCAAGTATTATGGACTTGACCCAGAAGATTATATTTTTCAGAGTGGAGAACGTAAGAGGAAGTATATTGAGGACATTTTCTTGAATGAGGACGGAGAAGAAGAAATTGTATATACTAATGAGAAGTACGATTGGAACGGCAGACTACTCAGAATAGCTCCTATGGAACTTAATTCCGTTACAACATTTCTAAAGAATATAACCGCCAAACACGGCATAGAAGGTAAATATAGCACTCACAGCTTTAGGCAGACACATTCCGTTTATATTAGTTGTATTCAAAAAGGCAGTGAAGATGTTATTAGAGATTTGCGTATTGCCTGTCAGAGCTTAGGACATTCTGATTTGAGGATAACTGAGCAACATTATAGTGGCTGCGATAGCAGACTCGTAAAAGAGCAAATGTTAAAAATGGAAGTGGGCAAGGAAGTTGTGGATAAGTATGTAAAATAAAAAGGGACTTTTAAAAGTCCCTTTAGCATTTCTTGTGGCGTTCTTTACTCCTCTGTACTGCTAGAGCATTTTTAGATTGATTAACCTTGTATTGAGGTCTGTTGCGTGGGAGATAGGCTTTCACAACATTAACATTCATATTCATTAAGTCGGCAATTTCATTAGCCGACTTCCCTTCTTTGTGGTATTGAGTGATTTTGGCGTGGGTATTGTTGACTATAATACCTAAACTAGAAAGACTTTTAATAACTCTTTGCCATGAGATACCGAGTTTAATGGCAACTCCTCTCACGGATTTAATTGAGTTCCAATATGATAATATTTCTTGGTCTGTTATTGATTTAATTTCGGACATATGAATACCTCTTTTGTTTAATTGTTAATTTCGTCTAATAGTTTTCTTTTAACATCGGTAATATGTTGACGGAAGAAATTTGGATTGGCATTTTCATAACTTAAAATTCTTTGGAGTTTATATTTCAGAGCAGACAGAAGATTGTTGTTTTCAATGACATATTGTTGTTTATCATAGCCCTCATAAATTCTGTCTATGTAGACATCTGTTACAGGAAAAGCATCACTAATAAAGAAAATAGATTTGGTGGTTGTCTTGCCAATGTGATAAAAGCAAGAAGCAATATTTCTTGGATCTTTGTTTATATAGGAATAAATACGATTAATAGCTTTAGTGTCACGATGATTTACTTTGCCTACAGGTATTGCCCAATACAATTTGGAATTTTCGGTGGACTTAATCAAACAAACAATGGGTCTTTCCTTGCAATCATTCCAAGTTCCTCCTACATCTCGAATAAGTTGATAATAGTCGGGTGTAATAAAGTACATACCATGTTCCGTCATATTTTGACACTCCTAATACAAAAAATATGCTGTCACTTCAGATTAACCAAAATGACAGCATCACTACAATGTTTCTGTGTCGCACATTGCGAAGCGTAAATTAGAGATGATAGAGATAATCTTTCATCATTTATAGTATAGCATACTATACCCATTTTGTCAATACTATTTTGTGGAACTTTGTAAAATTTATTCGTTAGTTTGTGACAAGTCACCCTGCTCGCCGACATCCTTTTTTTCTTTAGGTTTCTTTTCTTTGGTTTTAAATGAAAATGCAAAACCAATTATGCCAATGGAGAAAATTAATGAGCCAGTGGATATGAAAATTACTCTCTCAATTTTCGCAGCGGCTATTTTACCGCTGACAAGTGAAGCTCCTATGATATAGTTGTAAGCGTCACCGCCAACATATTCGTCAATGGCACTATACTTGTCACCTTCCAAAATTGAAAATGTGGTTAAATTTTTGCTTGGAATTTTTGTTGTATAACCTATCACAAATAGTGTTATTCCTATTGCAATCACAAGAATGGAACAAATTTTCTTCATGGTATTACCTCCTGTTTTATGATTATCTGCTACGATAATCGTTTATAAGACTATTATTGCTTTCAATGGAACTTTGATTATTGGATATACAAGTGTTATAATAATCAATATTACTTTGACTTTCTGATATAAGTTCATTGTACACGTCAACAACTCTTTGGCAATCGTCTAAGTGAGATTGAGCCTTTGAAACTGCTTCTGAGTCAACTTCTGTAGTCCAACCGCCATCACCATAAACTTTAACCATTTTCTTATTGGCGTTTTCAAGCTGTATTTTAGCCTCCTCAACATCATCTTCGGCATCCGATTTGTAGATTTCATAGATGGAAATATCAGATTGCTCATTGCTTATTTCGTTCTGATAGGTGGAGATTTCACTCTGTAGGCGATTATTTTCTTGCTCTAAAGCACTTATTTCAGAACTATAATCATGCGTGGTAGTTGTAGTTGTCGTTGTGGTTGTAGTCGTTGTGGTAGTAGTTGATGATTTGGAAGTAGTTGTGGTAGTTGATGGTTTAGTTGTTGTTAAAGTATGAGAAGTTGTTGTGGGAGTGGTGGTTGTTGTACTTGTTGTAGTGGTAGTGAAATTACTGTCAGATATGGAACTTGTTGTTTTACTATTACATGAGGACAATGCTAATATTGTCATGAGTGAAATAAGAATTAATTTTATTTTGCTCATTTTTTATTTCCTCCAATTTCTAAGATTAATTAGAATTACTTTTAATAAAAAAATTTTAGCATATTTTAGGCTGAAAATCAAGATTTAGGGTTTAAGTGTAATATCTCAGAAACTAAAATTGTGTATTTCAACAAAAAATACGCTAGAATTTTGTGAAAGATTTTTATTTTTAAGTGTTGACTTCACCTTGACACTTTGATATAATGAAATCAAGATAGTAGAAAGAAGGTGTTTTGTTATTAAACAAGTTCCAATTCGTATTGATGACGAGCTTCATAAAAAATTAAAAATCATCACCATAAAGAATGATACTACAATCCAAAAATTGGTTGAGGATTTTTTAAAAAAGTATGTAGCCGAACATGAACATCAAGAATAAAAAATATAGTATATTGCCACATCTTGCAGGAGGGACAATATACTATATCTAGGAACAACCACACAAAAGCGAATTGACAAATGGTGATTGTATAACTATATTCTATCACATACTTCTGCCTTTGTCAAGTATTATCTTTAAAGAGGTGGGAGTATTTTTTATGCTTGCAAGCAGGAAATTTCAAACAACAATGTAAATTAAGAACAGAAAGGACAAAGAAAATGGACGGAATCAAAACATTCACAAACAAGGAATTTGGAACAGTGAGGACAATAGTTAAGGACGGAGAGCCTTGGTTTGTCGGAAAAGATGTGGCTGAGATTTTGGGATATAGCAATACGCCTAAAGCTATTCGAGACCACGTTGACGGTGACGATAAGCTGACGGAACGTTTTGTTCTGTCAGGTCAAAATCGTGAAGCTATAGTTATTAATGAGTCTGGCTTGTATTCTCTTATTCTCGGAAGTAAGCTACCAAAGGCTAAAACATTTAAACGTTGGGTCACTTCAGAAGTTCTCCCGACTATACGCAAGACAGGCGGCTATGTAGCCAATGACGAGATATTCATTAACACTTATCTACCGAATGCCGATGCTCAGACGAGAGAACTGTTCAGGCTCAATCTATCAACGATCAGACAGCTTAATAATAAGATAGAGCAGGATAAACCTCTTGTGGACTTTGCAAGTCATATACAAACTTCTGAAGATTGTATATCAATGAACGATATGGCGAAGCTGGCAACTAAGAATGGAATAAAGATAGGTAGAACAAGGCTGTTTAATTTCCTAAGAGAGAAGAAAGTGTTAGGCTGTAAGGACGGTCATAAGAATATGCCTTATCAAAGGTACATAGACACTCAGCCATGGTTTCAGCTTAAAGAAAGCTCATACATACAGAATGGCGAAGTCAGAATAGGACTCACTCCTATGGTAACGCCAAAGGGTCAGAGCGGTATTATTAGAATGTTGAGAAAGTGTGATGTAACAGGCTAAAGTAAATAAAATGCAAGTTTTGTTTTCAAATCTTGCAAAAATTAGAAAAGAAAGGAACAACAACAAAATGAACATAAACAAATTTAAAAGACTGCTTGCCGAGCGTGGGTTTTCATACTCACGCAGAGGTAAGGGATCGCATGAGATATGGGTAAATGAGAATGGAGAGTCTTTTTCATTCCCATCAACCCGAAAAGAAGTTTATATCGGAATTGTATGGAACTTCCGAAGAAACTATTGTCACTGTTAAATCGTGTATTTATTTTTGGGAATAATTTATCATTGATTTAAGCATTGAATGGTGATAAAATTAAGGCAGTGGGAATTAGTTTTACTAATATTTACCTTAATCGTGTGGTAAAATATACTGTACAAAATAATGGACATAAATCACTTGACAGAACATTTGTTTTATAGTATAGTATAAGCATATTAGAACAGATGTTCTTTTACAAAGATTAAAATTAAAAGGGAGTTGTAAAAATGGTTTTAAAAGAACTAATAAAATTGGTATGCGACAAATGTTATAACGAGTTTATACTCACCAACAACAAAAACAACGAAAAAATATACGGAACAGCTTTAAAACTAACTGACAATCCAATTATTAAAGAAGAATATAGGGGCGCTTTTGAGGATTTACAAGATATTTGTGGGATAGATCACGGGTTTCTATGCTTAGAGTTAGACAGGACACAAGATTTAGTTCTGCTTGACTATTGCATGACGATCGGTCGGCTTGAATATGACTTGTCATCAGCCATTATAAGTATTGCAAGAGATACTATTATAATAGGCATAAATGATGTCACTTTAACTATTTCTTGCCGATACGTTCCTGAACGTTTAGTGGCTTCTATGCCACTCTTTCCGCTAGAGAAAAAGCAGTGGGTTGAAATTACGGAATTACTGAAAGAAGATTATATTGATGAAACTAGGTCAAGCGTTGAGAATGATAAGATTAAATTACTTATCGATACATATGCACTAGGTAATCTTAATCAGAGTCAGATCAGCAACTTGCAATATCTGTATTTTGAATTGTTAAATATAGATAAGCTATGCGAAATACTCGATTGCGGAACTTTGGCTGCTGACTATAATCGAGCCGCTACACCATATATAATGATAAACTGCATGAAAAATGTTTTATTGGCTTGTGGAGTTTGCAAGAAAATAGGTGTTTAAGCAAATTTAACGCAGATATGTTTTGCAAAAAAAACTACATAGAGCCAATCATTATTAATTTGTGTAATAACTTTGAGAAAAGAGAAAAGATAGCAACACTGAATATTTCTATGTTTGGAAATGATTTAGGCTCAATGGAAATATTAAGATAGATTTAACATTATATTCATCAAAATACAATGAATATTAAAAGTTGTATGGTTATAATATAGAAAAAGAAAAAATAAACAACGACAACAAAACGTTAAATAAAAAGAAAGGAGGACGTTGTTTATGGAAAAAATTTGTTTTAAAGAAAATAACACAAAAATATATGACAGAGAGATAACAAGAGGAGATTTGATTTTGGTAAACTTTCCTGATGTGGGAGGTTCTGTGCAGGCTGGAGTACGTCCGGCAATAGTTGTGCAAAATAACATTGGAAATAAATATTCACCATGTTTAATAGTTGCACCGCTAACATCAAATATCTCAAAAAATAAAACATACTTCCCTACTCATGTCCTGCTTAACAAAACGAGTGGAGTGGCTAAAACAAGTGTCGTTCTATGCGAACAACTTGCTACGATTAGTAAGACAAAAATAATTAGCTATTTAGGTCATTTAACTCCAAATGAAATGAGAAGAATTTCTCAGGCAATTTGTATTTCTCTTGCATTAACCTCTCACGATGTTAGTGCTAATCAAAAACTAGCTTGACTTTTAATCGTTCTTTTGGTATAATACATATGATAATTAGTACAATATTTTCCTACAATAGATTGCTTTTTGTTATATGTATCATATTTGGAAGGACGGTTTTTATTATGACAAAAGAAGAGTTGGAATTTTCGATACATCAATATATCGAAAAGGAAGCGAATATTACTAGCGATGCAACGTTAAAGAAAAAAGCATCAACTTTAAACAGTTTTTTGAAAAAATACAATGAAGAAAAGACACTTCATGATAATATTGCTAACTTTTTAAAAGATAATTCGACTCTTGGTAGTTTTAGGATCAGTAAAATGTTGCTAAAGAGTTGGCTTAGTTTTGCAAATGTAAATTGTGATATTGAAGATATACAATTTTTAGTAAATTTTATCACTGATATTGAAGAATTGAATGACGCTATTGACAAAGCAATGAATAACCCTGATATAGACATATGGTCAGTAGAGGTAAGTGCGTATTCCTGCTACGTTAAGTTAATGTGCTATTTGCTATGGATTGGAGTTCCAAAAAGTAGTTTGTCTAAAATGGAAAAAGGCGACTATGATATTGATAGGCACATTCTATGGATAAAACAGCAGAATGGAAAAAAGCAAACAATAGATTTAACCTCGGAATATTTTTTAGATGTATCTGATATGTTGCATAAAGAGTTATGTGATAATATTTATTCATTACATTTTGGGAAAGAATCGCAAAATATCTGTGGCAAATCGAGAGATGTAACCACATATAATAATACTAACATATCAAAAGCATATAACACAAATGATTATTTATTTCGTCCTATATCCAGTGGCACTAGCTCGGTTAATGTTGTTAATAGTATTAGGAGAATTATTGTGCCAAAAATCTACCTGAAATTAAATATTATCAGTAAATCGGGTTTCTTTTATAGAGCGAATAAATATTTATTAAACGTGTACAGAACGGAAGATATTGGGGGTAAGAATGGCAAGAACTTGAGTCAAGCATTAGATTTCTTTGATTATAATTTAACTCGTAAGGGTATTGTGCAAGAATATAAAATATATTTGGAGCAATGTTCTAAGAGATCAAAAATCTAAATTTTAACACAGAAACGAGATCGTTAAGGTCTCGTTTTTTTATTATCTATAATTATTAATATTTTGTAAACTTTGGTCTATACATGTTGACACATCTCAAAAGTAGTAGTATACTATAATCATAATCTCAAATGTAGCACGGTAGAATTAACATAAGACGTGTCACTGTGGTGGAATAGGTATACACAAGGAACTTAAAATTCCTCGGAAAAAACCATGCGAGTTCGAGTCTCGTCAGTGACACCAGTACAGTTTGCCAATGCTGTACAAAGCAAATTGGCATAGCAGGTACAGAGCTTATCCCACCATAAGGGAATGTAGTGTGATACCTGCACTTGCAACTTTAGCTCAGTTGGTAGAGCATTTGACTTTTAATCAAAGGGTCAGGGGTTCGAGTCCCCTAAGTTGCACCAAGTCGGTCACGGTTGCCGACAACGATAACGGTTCATCGATTAGTTGATTACAAATTGCAAACTGATTTGTAAAGGCAGGTGAACAAAAAGCACTGTGAAAGCAGTGCTAATATTGGACTATAGCCAAGTGGTAAGGCAAGAGACTTTGACTCTCTCATTCCGCTGGTTCGAATCCAGCTAGTCCAACCAAAATATTTTGTAACTTATTCTAGGTTACAGATATAAAGTAACGTAAAACAAAGGTGGTGATAAAATGATTAAACTTTATTTTATAGAGCGTGTCGAGAAAGGTACGAAAAAACGAGTCATAGGAAACTACAAAACTCCGCAGGAATGTAGTTGGGCTATGAACGATTACATCATAGATAATAAGTTATATAATGTAAAACCTTATAGGCGTTATTGGCAAGAGGGTGAGGAAACAATGATAGATTATGGCTCACATTGGAATTTTTTCACGATGAAACCAACGTGTCAAAAATCAGCCAATGAACTGTTGAAATGGGTCTGTGGCGATGAATAAACAAAAAAATAAGCCACTCAAAAGAGTGGCTTACGAATGAATATTAGATGTATTTATTGACTTTGTGGTTTATAAATTTAAAGATACCTGTTACGATCGGGGCAATAAGAACAAATCCCAAGAATGGAACGTTGATTATTAGTTGTTTACACATATTGCCTATAAACAATATTGCACTTAGTAAACTATTGAATATTTCTAACATATTTTCACCACCTTTCGTTTACTTCAAGTTGTTTACCTTTTTGTTTTATTCTAACATGGGTCAATTAACTTGTCAACGCCATTAACGCATATCTCATCTTTTATACACAATTTATACACAAACTATCACATAGTTTACATTTTACATATGAGGAGAATTGTATATGATTATACTTTTATTTATTATATCAATCACTATGCTTATTATTTCTATAATATTTAATAAGAAAGGTAACGAAGCTAGAAAGGATACAGCAGGTTGGTTTACTTCTTTAATCCTGTTCAGTTTTACAACAATTACTTGTTTATTTGCGACATTAGGATTTACAGCTTCGGTTGTAAAATCTAAATATATAGTAGAAATGATTACTATGTACGAACAACAAAACAATCAAATTGAAGAACAAATTGATACAGTTGTAAAGCAATATCAAGAATATGAAAGTGATACATATGCAATGACTTCTTCTGAAAGTTCTATTACTCTTGTAAGCCTTTATCCTGATTTAAAATCAGATGAACTCGTAAAGAAACAGATAAAGGTGTATCAAGATAATAATAAGAAGATAACTGAGTTGAAGGAAAAGCAGATAAATGCAAAAGCTTCTAAGTGGTGGCTTTATTTTGGAGGGTAAAAATGAGATTTAGTGGATATGATAGATTTGGTGGATATAAAATAGGAGATAAGATAATCTACACAAATTCTTTTACAAAACCTACATTAGGTAAAGTTGTTTATTATATAAATGGCAATTATCTTGTAGACCTTTCTGATAATACAAGAAGATGGGCAACAGATAGAGAATTGAAGAGATATGGCGAAAAGAATGACTATCTTAATGTTGTTAATAAATATGTAAAAGGAAGAAAATATAGATGTATTAAAGATTATATTTTTAATGACTCTATTTCTGAGGGTGCTTTTATAGAAACAATACCAACAAATACTGAATTTACTATTGACATACTCTTTTCATACACAAAGATTATACCCATTAATGAATATACGACTATTATTTATGTTGCTTTACGCCCCATTACTTGGAAACCTAAATATGAAACTAATATATTAGGCGGTACAATAAATATTGTTTGGGAAGATTTTGCAAAATATTTTGAACTTGTAAGGTAGGAGATAGTTTTAAAATGCTAACAATGGAACAAATAAAGGAAATAGCAGAATTAAATGGAATAGGGATAATTGAAAATCCCACACAAGAAGAACTAGAAGAGCACAGTGAATCTCTTCTACTATCTTTTGCAGACATCGTTGATTATAGACGTAGCCTTTGTAAAAATTGTACTTGGAAAGATAATTGTGACCATGTTGTATGTAAAGATATTATTTATAATAGCAGTAACGAAGATGAGGATTAAGCTACACCTCAATAAATCAGTTGGTAAAACGAATATTTAAGATAAGGTAGATGATTGATATGGGTATGGATTATAAATATAGTGGTAGTGCGAGTTATGGTCGTTTTGATAAAGAGTTGTGTGCAGTTGCAGAGATATTTGGTGCGGTTAAGACAGATAATCTTAAAACAAGGGAAACTGATGTAGCTAGATTTAATTCAAAGCATAATATGTTTTACAATGTCTTTGGCACATATAGCATTTTAAAAGCAGATGAACTTAAATTTTTATTTCCGAAAGATACTAATAAAACATTGGCAAAGTGGTTTCAGAATGTTTATGGCAAATTTACGGTTGAAGAAACAAAGGAAATATTTGAGCAAATGCGTAAGCATCCTGATATTGAGATAATATCACAACAAATATGGAATGAATTATTGTTTTGTAGTAAGAATAATCTACCTTGGCACATTCTTCGTTAGAGTGTTTACTACAATGTTTTGGCAATTAGCAGCCATGCTGTTGACATAGATTTTAATTTTTATTCCGCTCTGAAAAGAGCGTTAAAATACACATTTTATCATAGAAAAAATAAAGGAGCTGTAAAACAATGAAAGGTTATAAAGTTTTTAACCACGATTGGACGTGTAGG